AGAACTACCGTGAGATTCGTGTTGGCTTGCACAGCAATCGCCCGTCAATTAAAAACATGTCGAGGGCGGAATACAACGCCGCGATTGAAAAGGCTGATCGCGAAGGTGTTAGTGACTTCATGCACGAAACACACCACGGCGATGAGCCTAACGTGCTATTCCACCTGCGTGTCGCTGATCATGTTGACGAAGAAGGCAAGCGTGGTCTGTTGATCGATGAGCTGCAGTCTGACTGGCATCAGAAAGGGCGCGAGAGAGGATATAAGGGTAATCAATCTGTTCAAGACATAGAGGCGTTAGCCAAAGAAGACTTTAATAAGTTTTATGGCGGCAAACGAAATCTGTCAGATGCAGAATGGAACGCTTTGAGCAAACGAGTGGATGATTGGCATAGCAAAATTACTCAAGCGGCTCAAGGTGTTCCCAACGCCCCCTTCAAAGACAACTGGTATCAGCTTGGCCTGAAGCGGGCGATCAAAGAAGCTGCAGACACCGGCATGGATCGCGTGTACCTGACGACGGGTGCGCGGCAGGCTGATCGCTATGACTTGTCAAAACATGTTGGTGCGATTGATTTTAGTCGCGGGCCTTCAAGCTCAGGGAAATATTATGTTGAGGCGCAGGGCGTAGACGGGAATGTTGTGCTGCAAGGCAATTTCACAAAAGATGAAATTAAAGCGCAATTAGGCAAAGAGATTGCTGAAAAGATTGTTTCTGGCGCTGGAGAGGCAACTGCCAATCAAGGAGTGAATAGGCTTGCTGGCCTCGACCTCAAAGTCGGCGGCGAGGGTATGAAGCAGTATTACGACAAGACCTACAAGAACTTCCTCGAGAAGTACGCCAAGCAGCACGGTGGTAAGTTAGGTGAGACTAAGTTGGTTGTGGGTAAAGAACAAAATACTTGGCCCGCTTTCAGAGATTGGTTTGAAAACAAGTATCCCAATGGGGTAAATGGTCGATTTGCAAATGCATTTTGGCCTAACGAGGGCGAACGCTCTGTAAGTAAATATGTGCGCGAATTCCAAAGCGCCTTGGGCAATAAAACTGAGACGGTCTACTTCATCGACCTGACCGACGCGATGCGTAACTCCGCCAAGAAGGGGCAGTCGTACAAAGCTGGTGGCGCAGTCACGATGGCAGAAGGTGGTGCGGTCGATTACGAATCACGTTTCAACGAGATGCTTCAAAAGCACCTCGGCATGGCTGAGGGTGGCGCCGTGGACTACGAATCCCGCTTTAATGAGATGCTGCAGAAGCATCTTGGCATGGCTGATGGCGGCGAAGTGAATGAGTACAGCAGCGACCCCGACATGTCTGATGGCGGTCTATATGTGCAGGCGCCTGCATTTGCAGAGGGCGGCGCTGTGAAATCTATCTGGACAGTTAACTAAAGGAACAAATCATGCCTGAGATGCCTGTAGACCCGGAGTTCGGGCGGTTCATCAGCGGACTAAAAGAGAACGCCGAAGGTGGCGCTGAGGTAGAGCTGGACATCGATGAGGACGATCTGGAAGAGTTGCCAGACGGTTCCGTCGTTGTATCGATGGAGAAGGGCTTCAAGACGCCCTCTGAAGACGAAGACTTCTACCAAAACTTGGCTGATGTGCTGAATCCTATGGACTTGGACTCGGTCGCCATGCGCTACCTCGACCTGATTGAGAAGGATAAAGAGGATCGCAAGGGCCGCGACAAGCAATACGAAGATGGTCTACGTCGTACTGGCATGGGTAACGACGCTCCGGGTGGCGCTAACTTCCAAGGCGCCTCGAAAGTCGTCCATCCGATCATGGTGGAGACCTGTATCGACTTTGCATCGAGGGCGATTAAGGAGCTGTTCCCACCTGATGGCCCGACCCGCACAAAGATTTTGGGCGAAGTGACGCCTGAGAAGATGGAAGTCGCTGAGCGTAAGCGCGATTACATGAACTGGCAGCTCACCGAGCAGATCGAAGAGTACCGTGATGAGCAAGAACAGATGCTCACGCAGCTCCCGCTGGGTGGTTCGCAGTACCTGAAGCTCTGGTATGACGACAAAAAGCGCCGTCCTTGCGCTGAATTCGTTCCTATCGACAACATTTACCTGCCTTTCGCTGCTGGCAACTTCTACACAGCCCAGCGCGTGACCGAAGTTCACGAGATTACGGACTTCGAATTCAAGCAGCGCATCGACCGCGGCCTGTATCGGGACGTGCAGTTCATCAGAAGCACCCTAGAACCCGAGCAGAGCGGCGCAGAGAAGGCGAACGACAAGATTGAAGGCAAGTCCATGAGTGACAACGTGGACGGCCTACGCACCGTCTACCACGTCTATACATGGCTTGAGCTTGATGAGGATGACCGCACCGACGGTAAGTGGGCGCCGTACATCATGATGATCGATGCCAACGACCACGAGATGCTTGGTCTGTACCGTAACTGGGAAGAGGGCGACGAAACGATGACGAAGCTCGACTGGATCGTCGAGTTTAAGTTCATTCCGTGGCGTGGCGCCTACGCTGTAGGCCTGCCGCACATCATTGGGGGCATGTCGGCGGCTCTAACGGGTGCTTTGCGGGCGCTTCTGGACACTGCGCACATCAATAACTCTGCCACGATGATGAAGTTGAAGGGCGGGAAGATCTCCGGGCAGTCAGATTCTATCGATGTGACGCAAGTTATCGAGATTGAAGGCGCCCCGGGCGTGGATGACGTGCGCAAGATCGCGATGCCCTTACCATTTAACCCGCCAAGTGCTGTTTTGTTCGAGCTTTTGGGCTGGCTGACCACGCAGGCTAAGGGTGTAGTGACTACGGCAGAGGAAAAGATTGCCGATGTCACGTCAAATGCCCCTGTGGGCACGACTCAGGCGCTGATTGAGCAGGGCGCAGCGGTATTTTCTTCAATTCATGCCCGTTTGCACGAGTCGCAGAAGCGCGTTTTGATGATTTTGGGGCGGATTAACCGTTGGTATCTGGATGAGCAGCAAAAAGGTGACGTTGTCGCTGATTTGCCTGTCTCCAAAGAAGATTTCATGCGCAATTCAGACGTTGTTCCGGTGTCTGACCCGCATATTTTCAGTGAGACGCAGCGTATTGCCCAAATGCAGGCGGTTATTTCGCTGTCGCAACAGAATCCCGACCTGTTTGACCGCCGAGCTGTGGTTTCCCGTGCGTTAAAGCAGATGAAAGTGCCGAACGTGGCGGAATTAATGCCTGCAGCGATCAAGCCGGGTGAGATGAACGCGATTGATGAAAACATGGCGATGGCGCTGGGTAAGCCTGCCTTTGCGTATCCCGGTCAGGATCACCTAGCTCATATTATGAGCCACCTGAACTTTTCTTTAGACCCGACTTTAGGCAGCAACCCGATCATCGCGATGACCTGTTTGCCGCAGGAGATGGAACACATCAAGCAGCACATGGTGCTTTGGTACAAGGATCAGATGACCCAGTACGCCGCGGGCGATACGGGCTTGAACTTGCAGAAGTACGATGAGAAGGGCATGACGAAGCCGATTGATCAGACGATTGCGGTGGCCTCAGAACACGTCAAGATGGACACGCAGAAGGTCTTTGAGAAGGTTATGCCTGCCCTGCAGCAGTTGGGTCAGTTGATTTCCCAGATGACGCAGCAGCGCCAGCAGCAGGCTACGCAGATGGATCCTGACTCGCAGGCTGTATTGCAGGCGTCGATGGCTGAGACCCAGCGTCGCCAGATGCGCGATCAGGCGGACATCCAGTTGCAGACCCAGAAGCTGCAGACAGAAGTCGCTATGAACACCGAGAACAACCTGACGAAAGAGCGCATGAAAGCCGCCGACCTGACGGTTGAGGGTGCCAATTTACAGAAGGAACAGCAGGAAACTGCCCTATCGCTGCAGGAAGCAGCACAACGTAACTTAGGAGTTTAATTATGACCGTTACTTTGAAAGACGAGCAGTCCGAAGCGGTTCGTCAACAACATCGCAACGCGACTGGTGCTTGGATCACCGGTCAAGAGTACAAAGAGCAGGGCTCGCCTACCCAACCGGAGGCTAACTCTGATCATGGCAATTTTTCCAGCAACAAGGGTATAGACAAGCGTAACGCATGAGATACGAGTCTGACTTCATTGGTGCTGTAAAAGCGCGTCAGCACGAGATTGCTTTCGCATTGGCAGGCGGTAACGCTGTCACATTCGAGGCGTATCAACGGCTGGTGGGTCAATACCGGGGGCTGCAAGAAGCCCTCGAAATTCTTAACAATCTTTTAAGGGAAGAAGATGAACATGAGTGAACCGGTAGCTTCTAACGAAGCTGAATTGGCTTGGGCATTCCCGAGCGTAGACCCCGGTGCTAAGCCCCTTGGGGCGAGAATTTTGGTGCAGCTACGTCGTACCAAGAAGAAAGCAACCAGTGCCGGGATTATCTTGGTCGAAGAGACCAAAGAGACCGAGAAGTGGAACAACATGGTTGGCAAAGTCCTGATGATCGGGCCTTTGGCATTTCGTAAGCGCGACACGATGGAGCCGTGGCCTGAGGGCGCATGGTGCGAGGTAGGCGACTACATTCGCGTTCCAAAGTGGGGTGGTGATCGTTGGGAGGCCAAAGTGCCGGGCGACGATGACTTTGAAGACCCAGCGCTATTCATGATCCTGAACGACCATGAAGTTATCGCAAAAGTAACTGGTGATCCGCTGGAAATGCGGGCTTTCATCTAAGGAGGACGTATGGCTACAGATACGAACGACAAAATAACGGCTGACTTATTAGTCAACGAAGGTCAGGATGGCTCGGCAACGGTAACGCTGCCGGGTGACTTGCCGGATGATGACGAAGAGCTGATGAAGAAGGGCGGTGCTGCTGAAGACGACCACGGTTCCGATGAGGAAGATGAGGCGGCTGAGCAGGCTGAGATCGAGGCCAACGGCGAGGTAGACCCAGAGCAAGAGCGCATCCGTGCTGCAAAGCGGGCAAAGCGCAAGGCTCGTAAGGAATACCACCGGCAGGTTTCTAACGAGAAAGATGCGAGGTTGCAAAACCTGTCACGCCAGAACCAAGAGCTTCTGGAGCGCATCAGCACGTTGGAGAAGAAGTCTGCCACGGGTGAATTGGCCCGCTTGGATAAGGCGATTGAAGACCAGCACCACCGTATTGAGTTTGCCAAGCGCAAGATTGCCGAGGCGACTTCGAGCGGTGACGGCGAGCTTCTGACTTCGGCTCAAGAAATGTGGTTTGAGGCACGTCGCAAGGCGGAGGACTTGGAGTCCTACAAGCAGCGCATGGTGCAGCCTGAGCGTCCCCAGACTATTAAGCAGGATCCGCGGGTTCAGCGGTATGCGACACGGTGGTTAGAGACCAATCCTTGGTACGACCCTCAAGGCGGTGATCTTGACTCCAAGATTGCCTTGACGGTCGATCAGGCCTTGGCTGAAGAAGGCTGGGATCCGTCCACGCCAGATTATTGGCAAGAGCTTGATAACCGCTTGTCAGAAAGACTACCGAACCGCTATACTGAAACCAGCAATGAGAAGCCGGTTCAGCGCCGTCCTCGGAGCGTGGTAACAAGCAGTGGTCGCGAAGTAGCGTCGAGTAATAGTGGGGGCAGGAACACCTTCACCCTCTCACCCGATCAGGTGAAAGCTATGAAAGATGCCGGCATGTGGGACAACATAGAAGTCCGTAACCGCATGATCAAGCGCTATGCAATGGAAGCCCGCAACCGTCAAGGAAGGAACTAATCATGGATTCTCGTTTAAAAAAATCTCTCTCTGCAGGTGGACGCGAAGCAAGTCGCGTGAGTCACGATCCGATTCGTGAGGCACCGGAGGAACAGTTCGTATCGTCAGAAGAGCGTCGAAAGATGTGGAAAGACGAATGGACACAAAGCGCGTTGCCTGATTCTCCCAAGATTCCCGGATGGCACACCATCTGGTTATCGACGACTAACACATACGACAGCATCGATAAGCGGGTTCGCCTTGGTTACGTCCCAGTTCTGGCTGACGACATCAAGGGTTACGAAAATTACCGCGTAAAGGCTGGCGAGCATGTGGGGTATATCGCTTGCAATGAAATGTTGCTGTTTAAGATCCCGATGGATCAGTACCAAGAAATTATGACCCACTTCCACCACGATGCACCGATGGAAGAGGCCAATAAGATCCGCGTACAGGCAGAAAACATTCAGGGCAGGGATAGTTCGGGACGTAGTCTCGGACAGGCGGAAGGGGAAGGAATTAGGCAAATGGATGATCAAGTGCCGACGCCCACTTTTAGTGGCTGAGGTAATTGTTTAACGATTGGAGCTAATTATGTCTGCAACTTCTGCTCCGTTCGGCCTGCGCCCCGCGTTCCACCCGAGTGGTCTGGATCGCGCTATTGCGCTTGCTGACGGCATCGTATCGGCTTATTCCACTGACATTCTCAAAGGTCAGCCGGTAAAAATGGCAACTACTGGTGTACTCCAAGTAGCTGCTGCTGGTGATGCATTCCAAGGTGCCTTTGCTGGCGTCGAATGGACTGACACCACTGGTCGTCGCCGCGTATCGAACTACTGGCCTGCAAACACTGCATACCAGACTGGTTCGTGCGTTGCTTACTACTACTCCGACCCGAACATCGTTTACGAAGTTCAGGCGGCTGGCACTCTAACTCAGGCTGCTATCGGCGAAGAGTTCGACCTCAGCAACACTACTGCTGGTTCGACTACTACTGGCCTTTCGCAAGCCACTATGAGCATCACTCCTGCGGGCTCTGGCAACAACGCCCAAATGCGTGTGATCAACTTGGCCCCCTACGCAGACAATGCATGGGGTGATGATTATGTAATCGTACAGGCACAGATCAGCAAGCATCAGTATGTTGCTCTGTCCAACGCCATCTGATAGGAGGTACTAATCATGGCAGCTCCGATGAGAAGTACCGACTTTCGTAGCATTGTTGAACCCATTCTGAATGAGTGCTTCGACGGTGTCTACGATCAGCGTACTGATGAATGGTCACGCGTCTTCCGCGAGTCGGAAGGCATCCCACGCAACTACCACGAAGAGCCAGTGCTGTACGGCTTTGGCGCAGCTCCACAACTGCCTGACGGTACTCCAGTATCGTATCAGCAGGGTGGTGTGCTGTTCTTAAAGCGCTATGTCTACAAGGTCTACGGTCTGGCATTTGCTCTGACCAAAGTTCTGGTTGAAGATGGCGACCACATCCGCATTGGTCAAGTCTACGCTCGCCATCTGGCGCAGTCGTTGATTGAGACCAAGGAAACCCTGTCGGCAAACGTACTGAACCGTGCGTTTAACGCTTCGTATCCGGGCGGTGACGGCGTTGCACTGAACAGTGCTTCGCACCCAATCGTAAACGGTACTGCATCTAACCTCTTGGCGACTGCTGCGGTTCTCTCGCAGACTTCGCTGGAACAGATGCTCATTCAGATCCGTCAAGCTGTTGACAACAACGGCAAGAAGATCCGTCTGGTACCGCGTCAGTTGGTGGTTGCTCCGGGCAACATCTTCCAAGCAGAAGTTCTGCTGAAGAGCGTTCTCCGCGCTGGCAATGCAAACAACGACATCAACCCAATCAAGTCGATTGGTCTGCTGGACGAAGGCGCTGCAGTTCTGTCGCGTCTGACTTCGTCGACCGCATGGTGGGTTCAGACCGATGCACCAGAGGGCATGAAGCTCCTGATGCGTCGTAAGCTGGAGAAAACGATGGAAGGGGACTTTGAGACTGACAGCATGCGTTATAAAGCAACAGAACGTTATGACGTCGGATTCACCGACTGGCGGGCTATGTACGGGACGCCGGGTGTTTGACGGGAGCTTGTAAAGTCTCACGGCGATATGTAAACTCCTTGGTGTAAAAGCCAAGGAGGATGCAAATGCCAAAAAAGTGTTGTGTGGTTAATTGTTCTGAGCCTGTAGTTGCAAAAGCCTTGTGCCGAAAGCACTACATGAGGGTTCAAAGAACTGGAGAAATTGATGTCAGTCGTCCTGACGATTGGGGTAAACGCAATAAGCATCCTGCCTATAAAGCGTGGTGCAATTTGCGGCGATACCATCAACAGGATATGGCATCCGAATGGTTTAATGATTTTTGGCGGTTTGTTGCAGAGGTTCCAGAAAAACCGGAACGATCTCAATCATGCCGACCTAATCCAAATGCCATTTGGTCGAAAGACAATTTCTATTGGAAGGAAATTGAAACAACCTCTGATTCCGAAAAGGAATATGCAAAAGAGTGGCGAAAGCAGGCTCGTGCAGCAAATCCTGATTACTATGCTAATCAAGACTTACAGAGGAAATATGGTGTCTCTCTTGAGTGGTACCATAAAAAACTTTCTGACCAAAATGGTGTTTGTGCAATTTGTTCTAAACCGGAAACGGTAAAGATTAAACAAAAGGTAATTGCCATGCCAGTTGACCATGATCATGCAACAGGAAAGCCAAGGGGTCTTCTCTGCACAAAGTGCAATAGAGGTCTTGGCTTATTTTTTGACAGCCCAGAGATTTTGCGCAGCGCAATCAAATATTTGGAACCCTCTTAACAGGAGAACGAAATGGCTCAAACCTACTTCGGTTCTGCTTTGCGCTCCGGTTCTGGCACGTTGACTGACTCTACCGACGGCGGTTTCGTCGTCCTGAGTCAGACAACTACTGTCACTACCGCTGCCGCTGGAACCGCAACTAGCGCAACAATCACCCTGCCTGCGTCGTCCCAGATTATCGACATTTATGCCGATATGACCGTGAACGAAGTAGTGGGTGGAGGTACTGCTACAGCAATCGCTATGACCGTCGGCACAGCCGCCGCAGGCACTCAATATGTGTCTTCGACTGATGTGTTTGCTGGTGGTCGGATTGCTTTAACCTTTACTGCCGCACAGTTGAGCGCAATGGCTGACATTGGTACCAACCAGTCTGTTGTTGTTACGCTTGACCCGAACGGCACGATCAGCACAACTCAAGGCGTTATCCGCTTGACCGTTGTGTATGCTCAAAAAGTTTAAGGAGGCACCACATGGGCCAATTTAAACCAATGGTCAAAATGATGACCACGGAGCCGTCTGTTATTTTGAAGCTCAAAAAGGGCGGCGCGGTAGCAATGAAGAGTGGTGGTTCTACCACTAAGGCCAAAAAGATGGCGATGGGTGGCCTGCGTTCTGCAAGCCCAGCTATGCCATCTCCAATGACCGCTATGGGTACGCCTCCGGCAATGCCTGCTGGCGTATCGCCTAAGAAGCCGTCTATGGCATCTCGCCGTAAGGCAATGATGGCCTCTAAGATGCCCGTTCGTCCTGTAATGAAGGATGGCGGCTCTGCCCTAGAGAAACACGCTGACATGCCTGCTTCGAAGGCCCACAAGGGTCTGAAAACAGGTGGCGTAGCGATGGGTCAAGGCGGCTACAAAGATGGCGGCAACGTAATCCCTGTGAGTGCCTCTAAAAAGGGCGCTGAGGGCTACGTCAACACCAAGATGAACACCGCAACCCCTGATCATTCGCCGGCTAAAACTGGTGGCGTGAAGATGGGTAACGCTGGTGGCTACAAAAAAGGTGGTACGGCTAAGTATGCCAAGGGTGGCGGCGTTGAAGGTAACGTCAGCACTACACCTGCCGGCGTAACTAACACCACTACTGGTGGCGTAAAGAAGGGCAACGGCGGCGGCTACAAGAAGGGCGGTGCCCTAAAAAAGTTTGCTGACGGGGGATCGGTTCAGGACGATGGTCGCCCCGTCAAGATGCCGCAAGGAAGTAAGCGTCCTCCATCGTCTGTAAGCATCTCGCAGCTCAGCGGTACATACCGCAAAGGCGGCAAGGTGAAGAAGTATGCAGGTGGTGGCGCTATGTCCGACAAGGAGCAATCCGAGGCTTACGACAAGTTCTATGCTGACGAAAAGGCGGAGAACGAGGCGGAACGCGCCGCGGTGATGCGAGCTATTAAGAGCCCTTTCCAGACCATGAAAGAGCTGCCAGATCGCCTTAAACAAGGCTACGAGGCAATCAAGAAGGGTATGAAGGGTTCTGGGTCAGTAACAACGACTGAGCGTGAGGTTAGTCGTACAGTTTCTCCCGGCAAAAAGCGTGGCGGTAAGTGTTAAGAACGGCGGGGAGCTTCGGCTCCCTGTCATTTATGGGGCTCTGATATGAAAGTTCAGATTGTTTCTCAGACTGGCTCTGGCAGCACTTCGCCGCTAGTCATGAACACCAACATTAGCCCATTCAATGTGGGTTTTGGTGTCATTGTGACAGGCACAGTGAACTACACCATACAGCATACGTTTGATGATCCTGCGATTGGTTTTTCGACTTGGTTTCCGCATCCGACGGTTGCCAGCCAAGCGGCGAATGCTGACGGTAACTATGCATTCCCAGTGACTGGTATTCGCCTGACGGTTAATTCCGGTGGCGGCACAGCACAGTTGAAGCTAATTCAAGCGGGCATCTAATGTCTTACGTTGGCTACGGCGGTGTAGCTAATCAAGCGCAGACCACACCGGGATGCGCTCTTGGCGTTGTAGCTGACGCCAATGATGACTACGGTAACGATACTGGCGGTTCGGGCGTGGTGGACACTTATTCTTGTGTTGTCCCACCAGTGCCGCCAGAGACTTGCTTTATTTTGATGGAAGATTCAGGCTACGTCTTACAAGAAGACGATAGCAAGATTTATTTGGAGGTTTGCTGATGGCTGACCAGAAAATTTCCGCGATGCCTTCAGCGTCAACGCTGGACGGTACAGAAATTACCCCAATCGTTCAGGGTGGCCTGAATAAGCAGGTCACCACTGCAGAATACGTTTCTGAAGTGTTGGATGTTAATCCTGTAGAGACTACGCAGGGCGGCACGAACATTACGTCTTATACGCTCGGCGATACGCTCTATGCGTCGGCGACGAACACGCTGGCAAAGTTGGCTGGTAATACAACGACGACTAAGAAGTTTTTAGCCCAGACTGGCACTGGATCGGTCTCTGCGGCGCCTTCGTGGGAAGTCCTCGATCCCTCTGACATTAACACTCAGTACGGATCATTTTTCTACGACTTCAGCACTACGCTAAGTGGCGCAATCACCAACGTGCAAACCACTATTCCTGTGGTGACCACCAGCGGGTTTTCTGCTACTGGGGCAATCTTTATTGATGCAGAGTTGATTACCTACACAGGAATCACCGCTACATCGTTCACTGGATGTACTCGTGGTGCGGCAGGCTCACCTAACAAATCTCATAACTCTGGAGCCTTTGTAAACGGCGCTCAGGTGGCGGTTGCCAACACTCCGACGCTAGTGCAGTTGAACACCCAAGACTTGAGCAACGGTGTGACGCTCAATACATCGACTAGCCAAATCAATGTTGCAATTGCTGGTAAGTACAACTTTGCGTTTAGTGGGCAGTTGAATAACTCGACAGCAGGTCAATCCCTAGTGGCTATCTGGTTCGCAGTTAATGGCACCAATGTCGCCAACTCTACTAGCTGGGTGACTATTGCCTCAAGAGAAAATGAATCAACCCCAGCATCTGCTTTGATGGCGGCTAATGTGTTCTTGTCTCTAAACGCTGGGGACAATGTCACTATGAGGTGGCTCTCTGTAGATGGGCATGGTTCTATTGTGACCTACCCTGCAAGTGCCAGCCCGCTATACCCTGCAGCTCCTGCAATGATCTTGACCGTTAATCAGGTGTCGTGATGCCAGCTAAATCAAAAGCTCAATTTCGTTTGATGAAGGCTGCAGAGTACAACCCTAAGTTTGCCAAGAAGGTTGGCATCTCTGAAGACGTTGCCTCTGAATACACCCAGTCGAACGTCGGCAAGAAGGCTTACGGCAAGCTGCCAGAAAAGATGGCTGGTGGCGGCTTGTACGCCAACATTCACGCCAAGCGTGAGCGTATTGCAGAGGGTAGTGGCGAGAAGATGCGTAAGCCCGGATCGGCTGGCGCACCGACTGCATCTGCTTTCCGTGAGTCTGCAAAGACTGCCAAGAAAGCCAAAGGCGGTAACGTCAGTCTGGCTATTGGACGTGGTGAGAAGCTATCTGCTGATCAGGGCGCTGGCTTAACGGCTAAAGGCCGGGCGAAGTACAACCGCGAGACTGGCAGCAATTTAAAAGCTCCGCAGCCTGAAGGTGGCAAGCGGAGGGATTCATTTTGTGCGCGGATGGGGGCTGTGGCGGAAAAGAGCGACAGCGGTTCGAGATCAAGAGCCTCGATGAAGCGTTGGAACTGCCCCGGCTGGTAAGGAGACGATATGGCTGACTTGAGTGATTATGTGAAAGAGCTTCAAGCGCGTCGCGCTAGAGGTGAGGCGGTTCCTGAGCTTTCTGTCGGCAAGATTGTCGACGGTAAGTATTACCTTGGCGGTCAAGAAGTCAGCAAAGAAGAATATGACGCAGTAACTCAGGCGCCACGAAGAATGCGGGCTGAGCCGACTCCGGGTGCTGAAGACTTAGATAGTCTTCCTGCAATGATGAAGAAAAGCACGATGCCTCGCCCGTCTCCTAGAGAGCGCATGAGATCTGAATTAGAGAGCTTTAAGAAGGGCGGCAAGGCGAAGATGTCGAAGTCCAAGGTATCTACGCACCAGAGGTCGAAAAAAGCATCTCAATGGTAAGGAAAGCAAATGGCGTACTCAGGTACTGTAGGGCTCACCGTTGTTTCCGTTCAAGATCTGATTGATCACGGAGCGCGTAGGTCTGGAAAACTTGCTGAAGAGCTGACTTCTGAGCAGATTTATGCATCGAAGCAGTCGCTGTTCTATCTGCTATCCAACCTTTCCAACATTGGCATCAACTATTGGGCGATAGGCCAGAAGGTTTTTGGTCTAAAGGCTGAGCAGTTTATTTACGAGCTGCCGCTTGGCTCGATTGATGTCTTGAATGCCAACTATCGGACGATGGAGCGGCCTACCCCGAACGCAACGGGCGGCTATTTCTCATCGGCTGGCGGTCAAGTCGCGAATGCTTTTGACAGCGACGTTGAGACAAAGACAGTTCAAACCACCCCTAACGGCAACCTCTCGATCAATTATGGCGATTTCAACCCTGTTTACGCTGGCTCTATTGGTATTCTTCCGGGCGTGTCAGGAGATTTTCATATCCTTTTGGAAGTCTCCAGCGATGGCACGAACTGGACGCTCCTTGACGACACCGGAATAACCACTTGGGTTGATAACGAGTGGCTCTGGTATCAGATTGAGCCGGGTGCCAATCAGCAGTGGTACCGGATGCGTGAGACTGGCGGCAATACGCTGCAGGTTCGAGAGTTTTACGTTGGCAACATGAGCCGCGAAGTTCCGATGGCACGTCTAAACCGTGACGATTACGTCTCGCTGCCGAACAAAAACTTCACCGCCAATCAGCCGTACCAGTTCTGGTTCAACCGGACGATCCCGCGGCCTCAAATTACGCTCTGGCCTGCGCCGAGCGACCCATTTGTGCAGATGGTGGTCTGGTATTCGCGTCAGGTGATGGACGTTGGCGCCCTGAATGGGCAGCTCGAGATCCCTGACCGCTGGTATTTGGCTGTGCAGAACATGCTGGCGCACCAAATGGCGATGGAATTGCCGGGGGTGGACTTGGCTCGGGTGCAGTATCTCGAGATGCAGGCCGAGAAGTACCTAAATCTTGCTGAATCTGAAGAACGCGATAAGTCGCCGATCTATCTATCCCCGAATATTAGCGTTTACACAAGATAATGCCGATCTTTCTCGACACCCGTGGCTATTCAGACATCGCCATCGCGGTATGCGATCGGTGCAAGATGAAGCGCCCTCATGCTGAGCTATCCAAAGACCCGAACTTTCCGGGTTTGATGGTCTGTGAGCAGGGGTGTAAGGATCAGTTTGACCCGTATCGCTTGCCTGCACGAAAGACTGAGCGGATTGCGTTGCGGTTTCCGCGTCCTGATGTCAGTGTGGCGGTGAATCCAAACGGTTTAGACACAGGTGGATACGGTGGGTTTGTGATTTCTGCTCAGCAGAACTTAGACCCGCAGGCTAACAACAACGACGGCAACCTTGATGGTCTGCAGGTCACACCTTCGCCAGAGTAAATGCCAAACGTACAGATTACCGATCTGCCAGCCGCCTTACCGTTAACCGGTACGGAGCTTGTCCCCGTCGTTCAGGGCGGCATTACTGTTCGCACCACCACAGCCGCGGTAGCTGGCTCGCCTTCTCAGCAGCAGACGTTCCTGACTTTAGTTCAGGAGCCCACTTTACCTAATAGCCGTTCTTTGTCGGGCAGTTCTGGGATTGCGCTGACTGATGGCGGGGCTCAATCTGCGTTGACAATCTCTTTGACTGGGGCGGCTGCAAGCCTGAATGCCGCCGGTACGGGGTTCGCTGTCAAGACAGGTGGCTCCACGGTCACAGCGAGGGCAATACAGGTCACTGGGGCCGGTTTACAGATCACGGATGGCGATGGGGTATCTGGTAACCCTGTTATTGCTTTAAGCGGCTTAGCGGCCCAATTTGCGGGCTTCTCGGGCACCGGTCTGATTGCCATCGTCGGAGGCTCGACGGTCGCCGGCAGAAACATTGTTGGAACGGCAGGGCAGATTACGGTCGTCAATGGAGACGCCAGCGCCGGTAGCCCGACATTGAGCCTAACGAATACAGGCGTCGTGGCGGCTAGTTATGGCGCAGCTAATAAGAGCCTTAGTGCCACGGTAGACGCTCAGGGGCGGCTTTCTAGCCTGTCTGAGCAGGCGATTGCGATAGATGCTTCCCAGATTACAAATGGGCAAGTCACTGTTGTTAGGGGCGGTACAGGGGCAAGTACACCCAACGGGGCGCTGACGAATCTGTTGCCGACCCAGACTGGGAACTCGGGGCGTGTCTTGGCGACCGATGGTTCGACAACCTACTGGGCGCTGGCTGGTGTTGGATCGGTTACGTCGATAGATGTGTCGGGTGGTTCGACTGGCCTGACCACTTCCGGTGGCCCGGTTACCACTTCGGGAACGATTACCCTCGGGGGCACTTTAAACGTCGCCAGCGGCGGTACAGGCGCCACAACCCTGACTGGGTATGTCATTGGCAACGGCATCCTGCCGATGACTGCCTCGGCGACTATCCCGACGACAGACCTATCGGGCACGATCTCGAACGCTCAGCTTGCCAATAGCTCGATCACAATTAATGGCAGCAATGTCAGCCTTGGTGGGACAGTTACGATTACTGCTGCGGCGCCTAATGCGCTGACCATCGGTACAGGTTTATCTGGCGGCTCATATAACGGATCTTCTGCAGTCACTATTGCGATTGATTCGTCGGTGGTTACTTTGTCGGGCACTCAATCGCTGACGAACAAGACGATTGCCGGTAACCAAAACACCCTGTCGAACATCCCGAATAGCTCGTTGGATAACTCGGCGGTCACGTTCAACGGTCAGACGGTGGCTTTGGGTGCGTCGGGGACGATCACCGCTGCTACCCCGAATGCGCTGACGATTGGCACGGGGCTAAGCGGTACGAGCTTTAACGGCTCGACCGCTGTCACGATTGCGATTGATTCTACGGTCGCGACTCTTACTGGCACTCAGACGCTGACAAACAAGTCGATCTCTGGCGCCACAAACACATTAACCAACATCCCGAATGTTGCGCTCGATAACTCTTCGATAACGATTGGCACCACTGCTATCTCTTTAGGCGGTTCGACAGCGACTTTGGGTGGTCTGACTTCGGTTGCGGTGACGCAAGACCCGACTTCGGCCTTGCAGTTGGCTACTAAGCAATATGTTGATGCTATAGCTGAGGGTTTGCATGTCCATGCATCTTGCGCGGCAGCGACCACAGGGACTCTGGCGTCGATTACCGGAGGTACGGTTACCTACAACAACGGCACGGCAGGGGTAGGCGCTACGCTGACTTTGTCAAACCCGCTGACGATTCTTGATGGCTATACCCTGCAGCCGACTGACCGGATTCTGGTCAAGAACGAAGCCACGCAGGCAAACAACGGTATTTACACTTGGGCAACTGGTGGAACGGTACTGACTCGGGCGACGGACTTTGATACTGCGATTGAGATTGCCAGCGGAGACTTTACGTTCATCTCTAATGGCAGTCTGTATGCCAATACGGGATGGGTGCAGACTCAGCCGGTCGCAGTCATAGGTACTGATGCAATCATCTGGCAGCAGTTCTCTGGGGCTGGAACTTATACGGCGGGTACTGGGCTAACTCTTTCTGGTAATCAGTTCAGTATTACCAATACTGGGGTGGCTGCGGCGGCTTATGGTTCGTCTTCGGCAGTAGGTACCTTTACAGTCAACGCCCAAGGGCAGTTAACGACCGCCGCGACGGTGCCGATTGCTATCGACGGCAATCAGATCACCTCGGGTACGGTGGGATCGAGCTATATCAGTGGCTCATATACTGGGATCACTGGGGTTGGTACGCTGACGGCTGGTACTTGGAACGCCACGCCGATTGCCAATAATTATTTGGCGAACTCCAGCATCACGATTAATGGTAGTGCGGTGAGCTTGGGCGGTAGTGTGACGGTCACTGCCAATACGACGAATTCCGTAACTTTCGATAATTCGGGTGCTGGGGCTGCGTCGGGCACTGCCTTTAATGGGTCGGTTGCTTACACCATCAGCTACAACACGGTTGGCGCAAGCCCTCTGGCGGGCTCTACGAGCCTGACTACGACCGGCACGATTACGACGGGCGTATGGAACGGCACGGCTATAACGACCACCTATGGCGGCACAGGGCTGACGAGCTATGCGGCAGGGGATCTGCTGTACTACGTTACAGGCACCTCGCTATCAAAGCTGGCGATAGGGACTACCGGACAGGTGTTGACTTCCACAGGTTCGGCACCGCAGTATGTTGATCAGTCTACGTTGTCTGTAGGAACGGCGGCGAATGTCACTGTAACTGCGGTATCGACGAACGCTTCTTTTTACCCAGCTTTCGTCAGTGCAACTACTGGAAATTTAGGTATTTCCGTAGACAGCGATCTTACTTACAATCCTTCTACTAACACGCTGACTGCCGGAACGGTGGTAGCAACTACCGGCATATTTGGAGGTACCTTCTAATGGCGCAGACCGGATTTACGCCGCTTTCGCTGTATTACAGCACAACCGCTGCTGCCGCTCCCACAGCCGGGAATCTGGTAAATGGCGAGTTGGCGATCAACATTACCGATGGCAAGTTGTTTTACAAAGACAATCTTGGCGCGGTACAGGTACTAGCTACCAAGGGCACCGGTTCTATTGGTGGATCGAACACGCAAGTTCAGTTCAACAATAACGGCGCTCTAGGTGGGTCGGCGAACCTGACATGGAACGGCACGATACTGACCTCTACGGGCTTTTCAGGCCCGTTGAATGGAACAGTGGGCGCGACAACTCCAAGCACAGGCTCATTCACGACATTAGCTGCGAGTTCGACGGTATCTGGCACCGGCTTTACTAACTACTTTGCATCGCCCCCACCGATTGGCGGAACGGTTGCAAATACTGGTGCGTTTACTACGCTAACCGCGTCGGCTGATTCGTCCTTTACGTCAACGGGCGCTTTGCTGATTAGCAAGGGTACGACGTTACAGCAGCCGGGAAGCCCTGCAACGGGCATGATGCGGTACAACACCACGACGAACCAGTTTGAGGGTTACAGCGGTTCTTCCCCAGCGTGGAAGTCGATTGGTGGCTCGGCACTCAGCAACGATACGAGTACGGCGAGTAACCTGTATCCGGTCTTTGCTGGGGCGACAAGCGGTACGGCTGAGAACTTATATACGAGTAACGCTAAGTTGCTCTACAAGCCTTCTACGGGGGAGTTGAGTGCGAGTGTACCGAGAGCGTCGAACGGCATTTTCGTAAACAGCGCGACCGTCAATACGAGTTACACGGTAGCAACAGGCGATAACGCGATGTCTGCGGGTGTTATTACGATTGCCAACGGTGTCACGGTAACGGTATCTGATGGCTCACGTTGGACTGTAGTGTAAGGATAGAACATGGCAACGACGATAACAGCGGGTAATGCGACGAACGGTGCTGCGATTAGCAGCGACAACACCGGGATACTGGAACTAAAATCTGGTACAGGGTCGGGTACGACTGCGATGACGGTAAGTACAGGTCAGAACGTCACCTTTGCTCAGGCTGCTAATTTACCGAATACGTTTGGCTTTAAGAACCGCATCATCAACGGTGCGATGGTGATTGATCAGCGTAATGCTGGGGCGAGTGTTACTCCTGCAAACGGCGCATACACACTAGATCGTTTTTGGTACAACGCAACTCAAACTTCAAGAGCCACGATTCAGCAGTCAACTGTTGCGCCAACTGGTTTTACAAATTCACTTCTGGTGACATCGTCGTCTGCATATTCAATTACTAGTGGTGATGTGTTTGGGGTGGTGCAAAGAATAGAAGGATTTAATACTGCCGATTTAGGATTTGGTACAGCATCAGCTTCAACTGTCACAGTTTCTTTTTGGGTTCGCTCATCTTTGACTGGGGCATTCGGTGGTTCGCTGTACAACAGTGCGGCAAATCGCTGCTACCCATTTAGCTACACCATTAACAGCGCAAACACTTGGGAGCAAAAAACAGTCACGATTGCAGGTGACACAACCGGCACTTGGCTGACAGACAACGGTATAGGCATAACTGTTTATTTTTGTTTGGGTACAGGATCAACTTACGGTGGAACTGCTAACGCATGGATAGGTTCCACAAAGTTAGGAGTGACTGGACAGACTTCACTCGTTGGAACCAACGGCGCAACCTTCTACATCACCGGCGTACAACTAGAAAAAGGCAGCACAGCGACGAGCTTTGATTACAGACCGTATGGTACGGAGTTGCAGTTATGCCAAAGATATTATTTCAAGATTACTAGTCAAACAGGTGGTGATCCGTTTGGGTCTAGCTTTAATATAAGTACAACACAAGCATTGGTACACGTTCCATTCCAAGTGCCAATGAGGACAAACCCAAGTGCGTTAGAGCAATCTGGTACAGCGGGGCATTACAGAATAGCTTACTTAGCAACAGTAGCAACTTGTTCGTCTGTTCCTACTTTTAATAGAGCAAGTCAATTCGGTTCGGCATCAATCTTTACTGTTGCGTCTGGATTAACTGCTGGTCAAGGGTCGCAAGGGCAATCTGAAACTACTAGTGCGTATCTCGCATGGAGCGCAGAACTATGATGTTCAAAATACTGACAACCAATATGGATGGTCAAACCATCTACGCTCGTATTGATGATGACGGTCTATGCCGTTTGACTTGCACCGCAGACTATCCAGAGTTTAAGGCTTGGATTGAGATGGGCAACGAACCATTGCCACCAGATGAAGGAGAAGCATGAAATCGGTAATTAACCTTCTTGTACCTCAGGTACTTGGTTTTTTACTCGCTGTTTTTGTTGTTGGTTCAGGTATGACGATTGGGTTCCTGATCGTCGGTACTTGTCTTGGATTATTTAAGTAATAGGAGAAGCATAATGTCAACGGGGCTGAAGGCAAATCCAGACGGAAGCGCAGCTATTCAGGTAGGCGGCACAGACGTTATTACGCTGACATCAGGTGGTGCTGCGACGTTTGTGACTAGCCCTACGACGGTACAAGCAGGAACAGCAGCGGCTCCGAGTATTACGACATCAGGCGATACCAACACAGGTATTTTCTTCCCGGCAGCAGATACGATAGCGTTTGCAGAGGGTGGAGCAGAAGCCTTACGGATTAATTCTTCAGGCACAGTCGTTTTATCGGGTGGAGATACATCGGCTAACGGCACAGGCATCACCTTCCCTGCTACGCAATCAGCATCGTCTAATGCGAATACGCTGGATGACTATGAGGAAGGTAATTGGAATGCAACTTTTTCTTCTGGATTCACATCACCTGTATACAGTAATCAAGGTGGGAGTTATACAAAAATTGGTAGGTTTGTTTATGTTACTGCGCGACTCACTGTAAGCAGCGGGACAAGAAACAGCAGCATTCTTACAATAGGAAATTTGCCTTTTACTGTAAGAAGTTCAGGCGCCCCAAATGGTGCAGGTACATTTTCATATGTTGCTAGTAGTGTAATAAATTCAACAACAACGAATATGCCGCTTTTGTATATGGGGATTAATGATATTAATATTTATTTTTACAAGACAGATGGTAATGGTTTTAATGGAACTGATTTGAATTCAGCTACTCCAGACATTTACTTTACAGCTTGCTATATCACAGACTAATTATCTACGCCGGACTAGCGTAGACGGAAAGGAATAAACATGATTACCAAAGAAACCGTTGTGGATCAAATCACCGTAGTCGAGAACGGCATCGTGCTGTACCGCGAAGCTACTCGCATCATTGAAGATGGCAAGGTACTGACACAGACGTATCACAGGACTTCTCTGACACCGGGGCAAGACTTAGAAGGTCAACCCGCTAACGTGGTAGCGATCTGCAATGTAGCGTGGACACCGGAAACAGTATCGGCATATCAAGCAGCGCAAGAAGCTAATCAGTTAGGAGTTTGACATGACCATTGTCATCGATGGCACAACGGGAATCTCTGGCGTAGATGGTACTGCGTCCAACCCGTCCTATGAAGGCACAGACAGCAACACGGGCATCTTCTACCCTGCTGCGGATACGGTAGCTATTGGTACAGGTGGTACGGAAGCGTTGCGGGTGAACTCGGCGCAGAACGTGGGGGTTGGTACGACTTCGCCAACAGCTGCATCAAGTCGACGTGGTTTGGTTTTGCGTGGTAATGCAAACGGCGCTGAACTTATTGTCCAATCCACAAGTGCAACAGATGGAACAAGCGATGGTTTCTCACTTACTACTGTGGGTACTGATGCTTACCTATTTAACCGTCTTAATGGGTTTACCGCATTTGCAACCAACAACACCGAACGCGCCCGTATCACCAGCGGTGGTGATTTGCTGGTGGGGACAACAAATACAGACCCAACATTTAACCGTGTAAATGGCACTAACATTAAAAATGCTGGTGGCATTCTTACAAGAAGCGCAGGCGGAGCAAGCGATTTTGGTATCAGCGTTACTTCTGGTATTCATATAACTTTTTACACTGATAATGGGTCTGCAAGGGTTACTGCTGGAAATATTGCTTCCAATGGCGCTACTACTTCATATAACGGAACATCTGATTACCGCTTAAAAGATAATGTTCAACCTTTGAACAACGCTCTTAATCGTGTATCAAAACTTCGCCCTGTAACGTGGACGTGGAAAGAAGGATATGGTGGCACACAACCAGAATGTGAAGGTTTTGTCGCGCATGAATTGCAAGCAATATTGCCTATAGCGGTAACAGGTGAAAAAGATGCGATAGATGAAAACGGCAATCCTGTTTATCAAGGAGTTGATACTAGCTTTTTAGTCGCAACCCTGACAGCAGCTATCCAAGAACTCAACGCCAAAGTCGACGCACAAGCAGCAGAAATCGCAGCATTGAAAGGCAACGCATGAAATTCGAACTAGACCAAAACGAAGCGCAGTTTATCGTACAGGTAATCGGCAACCTGCCAACGCAGTCAGGAGCGCATCCTCTGTGGCAGAAGCTGGTAGCACAGTTTAACGAGCAAGTGCCGCCAAAGCCGGAGGAAGTAAATTGACCCGCTAACCCTACTCGCTGCTGCAAATGCCGCGGTCGCTGCGGTTCGTAAGGGCTGCGAGTTGTACAAGGAAATTAAGAGCGTAGCCGGAGAGGCAAAAGATGTCATCGATGATTTGAAAGCTCAGTATGACAAGATTGTCGATCCAACACCTGCGCAGAAGCAGCAGCTTCACTCTGAGATACAGAGAGTGCAGGAGGTAGCAAAAGCAGACCCTAACGATGTTTACACCGAGATTGGGGAGCAGCTAGGCAAGTTGATGGATGCCTATGACGCATTGAGTAAAGCGTTGTTGGCTGAGCAGATGGAAGGCAAGAAAGTGTACCGAGGGGAGGAGAGCATCGGTCGCAGGGCACTAAGGCGCATCATCATTACGACGCGATTAGATGCGATGCTGGCGGAGATACGCGAAACCATGGTGTTTAAGAGCCCGCCGGAATTGGGCTCACTTTGGGGCAAGTTCTCTGAGATGTGGGAGACCATTATCGCGGAGCAAGAAGAAGCACACGCAGAAGAGCTTAAACTGATCCAAATGGCACGATGGCGACGCAGAAAAAGAATGGAGGAGGTCAGGGCAAAGGCAACATGGATTTCAGCGGCCGTTTTCGTAATTCTGTGGGGGGTTCTGGTAATGTTTCTGACAACCAGAAGCGCGATGATGAGAACATCCCTTGGTCACTACTGATTACGGTAATGGCTGTGCTGCTTTGCTTCTTCATCGTGATGCCTATCATCGGTTTTATGCTTTACGACTTACATTACGCCACGCAGGCTGCGGTGTATGAAGCGAAGAAGATGCGCCAACTGCGCAAAGAGATTCTAGAAGAGCGGTTATACGGTAAATAAGGAGCCATCATGTTGACGTTAATCTCTACCATTGGCGGCTACATCGTCGCTCTTTTCCCAAGACTGTTTGACATCCTGCAAGACCGCGCAGACAAGAAGCACGAGCTTGACATCCTGCACATGCAGATGCGTCAGCAACTTGCCCTGACCGAGAAGGGCTACTCGCCGTCGGACAAGACCGAAGAAGTGCGCGAGAACGATGAGCAAGACCATCAGCAGTACATGGCGCAGACCGCCGCTATCTACAACAACCAAGAAAAGATGCTGGAGTCGTCCTCCCAGTGGGTTAAGGACATGACCGCGGCTACCCGCCCGTTCGTCACCTTCATCTTCGTGTTTGAGCTGGTGCTGATCAACCTCTTGACCATGCTGTGGATCTTTATGCACGGCGACAAGGTGACCTCGATTGGTGAGCTGATTCAGATCATGGAGATCGTCTTTGACGCTGATGAGATGGCCTTGCTGGGTACCATCATCGCTATGTGGTTCGGCTCACGCGGTAACTCTAAGGCTGGTAAATGACATACGCGGTTTATCACATTGCTATTAGCGATAACCTATATGGCGGGTATGTTGGCATCACCAAAAATTTAGAGTTGCGCTTTTCGCAGCATGGTTGGAACAGAAAGCAATCAAATGCTCATTTGAGGAACGCATTAAAAAAATATGGTGACAAGGTTAAATTTTTGGTAATAGCTCAAAATGTTACTTTTGAAGTTGCCAAGCAAATTGAGTTGTTGTTAAGGCCGTGGCCCAATATTGGTTGGAATATTTGTAAAGGCGGCGGGGTTCCGCCAAGCCCAAAAGGAAAGTTAAGGTCTGACGAATACAGAAGAAATATTGCTGCAGCCAAAATGGGGGATAAAAATCCCATGTTTGGCAAAAAAATTACCTTTTCTGAAACACATAGAAGGCGGTTGTCAGAGGCGGCAAAGGGCAGGACAAACTTACATTTAAAAGATGTTAAAAGGATTGTAGTTGCTTGCCCCTATTGCGCTAAAACTGGGGGCCAAGGCGCTATGCAAAGATGGCATTTTGATAGGTGTAAACATGCGACTCTCTAATGCAGTTATCGCTTGCATAAAACATCATGAAGGTGTCCGATACAAGCCGTACAAGTGCCCGGCTAAGTTGTGGACGATTGGCGTGGGGCATGTGCTGTACCCCGAGCAGGGCAAGATGCCGATAGATCAGCGTGACAAGTTTGCGCTTAAGGTGGAGGACTTCCGTGTATTTAGCAAAGAAGAAGTTGATTCGATCCTTGAGAAAGACCTACAGCGTTTTATCGCTGGTGTTCTTCGTTACTGCCCTGACCATCTTAACGAAAATCGCATGGGAGCGTTGGTCAGCTTTGCATTCAATGTTGGGCTAGGCACCCTTCAGAGGTCGACTTTGCGGCAGAAGCATAACCGCGGGGACTTTGAAGGTGTAAGGCAAGAGTTCTTAAAGTTCACTAAGGCGGGTGGCAAGGTTTTGCCGGGTCTGGTGAAGCGCCGCAACGATGAGATTGCGCTTTACTTCATGGCGCCCAAATGAACCCTTGGCTGATTCTGGGCTTCGTTTTGGCTGTTGGCGCGGCGGCTGGGGGCGGGTATTATAAAGGCAACTCTGCGGGTAAATCCGAGGTCAAGGCAGAGTGGGATGCCGAGCGGCTGCAGCAGCAGGAGGCGCACAATAAGGCGCTACGAGAGTCTATTGAGAGACAGCAGGCGTTGCAGCTAAGTGCTGACCAACTACGACAGGAGAAGGATCGTGAGACGCGTGAGCTTGCTGCTAGGAATACTGCCCTTGTTAACAGCCTGCGCAGTAGGCCGGAGCGCCCCACCGCTATCGGTGCCGTGTCCAGTGCCGCCCAATCTGGCGCGGGTGGATGTACCCCAAGAGAGCTTTACCGACAGGATAGCGAGGTGGTTGTCGGACTCGCCCGAGAAGCCGACGAAATCCGCATCGCCCTCAAGCAGTGCTACGCCCAATACGACGCGGTAGTGAAGCTGAATAAGGAAAAGTGATGGCTGTCTCAATGACCTACAACTCGCTGTACAACGACATCTCCAGCTATCTGGAGCGTACAGACACCGCAACTCTGAATAAGATACCTACCTTCATCATGCTGGCTGAGCAAGTCTTAGCAAGCGAGATCAAGTTTCTTGGCAACCTGACTGTTAATCAATCGACAATGGTTGCTGGCAACGCGGTAATCACGAAGCCTGCGCGGTGGCGTAAGACGGTGTCGATGAACGTCACGGTCGCTGGAGAGCGCCAGCCGGTCTTTCTGAGGACATACGAATACATGCGCCAGTATTGGGCTGACGACGCGGAGGAAGGCGTTCCACGGTACTACGGGGACTATGACTACTCTCATTGGTTGGTGGCGCCTACGCCTGACGATACCTACACTTTTGAGGTGATGTACTACGAAGAAGTCCAGCCCTTAGATGCGACCAATCAGCAGAACTGGTTTACCCAGTATGCGCCTCAAGCCATGCTTTATGGGTCGTTACTGCAGGCGATGCCGTTCCTTAAGAACGATGAGCGATTGCCTTTGTGGCAAGCCCAGTACGATAAGATCGTGGCACAACTGAAGACTGAAAACATTCAACGTCTCGGCGACCGTCAGGCGGTTGCACAGGATAGCTAATCATGACCTACACAAGCCCATTTACAGGCAACGTCATCATCCCGACTGACGTTAGCTATCAGGACATTGCCCTAACCTCGAATATCGAGCTGGTGTGGCCTTTCTTTGCGACGGAGACGGACACGGTCGCAGCTCGGATCATGGATGTGACGCCGAACGCTGCAAGCAGAACGCTCACTATGCCGCCTGCGGATCAAGTCTCTGTGGGTCAGGATGCTCTGTTCAACAATCCGAGCGCCTACAACTTTGACGTTTTAGACAATGACGGCGGGGTAATCTGCACCGTTGAGGCTGGCAAGTCTGAGTACATTTACATTACAGACAACGCTGACGCTGCAGGCACTTGGGGCGTTATTGCCTTTGGTGCTACTACCGCAAATGCAAATGCCAGCACCTTGGCAGGTTATGGCCTGTTAGCGATCTCGAATACGCTCAACCAAAGCCACCCTACGTCGTCATTTGCGACTGGGTATACGTTCAACTCGACTGATCGTGCGCAGACTAAGATCTGGGGTGGTGGCGCAGGCACGGCTAACCTGCCGACAGCGGTTTCCCTTGGGGATAACTGGTTCTGCCTATTCAAAAACAACGGGACTGGTACGCTGGCAATTTCCTGCGCCGGTTCCGAAGAGATTGACGGCAGCGCAACGAAAAACTTTGCACCCGATGAGTCTGCGCTGATTGTTTGTACTGGCTCGGGCTTTGTGACGGTTGGCTATGGACAAAGCTCAAACTTTGTCTTTAACGCGCTAGTTAAGCCTGTCACGACTGGTACCTACGTTATCACCCCAAGCGAAGCCTCGAACACGATTCAAGAGTACGTTGGCACCTTGTCGGGTAACGTCACCGCACAGTATCCGCCTGCGGTAAACCTGTACGTTATCTCTAACCAGACGGTTGATAACGGTTACTCTTTGACAATCACCACTGGCGTTGTAGGTGGCGCGAATGCAGTTGTTCCGGCAGGTCAGCAGGTTACTGTAATTTGCGACGGCACGAACTTCTTAAATGCCAACACAGTACAGGCGGGTGCTACTGCGATCAGCCTGATTAACGGTTCGGTATCTACGCCTGCGTTGAACTTTGCGCTAGAGACCTCGACGGGTATTTATCGTCCGGGCGCCGGTCAAATGGCGGTATCTATTTTGGGTATTCAGGTAGCGGCATTTGGGGCGACAGGTTTTAGCGTGACTGGTTCAGGCACATTCACCAATGGTGTTTCGGGCGGAGTGTTTACATGACAAAGCGCGTCTTTGCTTTAGACACCAAGCCGGGAATTCAGCGAGACGGTACTGTCTTTGACAAGCAGTTTTACAACGACGGGCGTTGGGTACGCTTTCAGCGTGGTCGCCCTCGTAAGATTCTTGGCTACCGTCAGATTACGGGGAATCTGGCTGGCCCTTCGCGGGGTATTTACGTCAACGTCCAAAGCAACTTTAACTTTGTTTTCAGTGGCTACTCGGACGGCTTACAAGTCATCCCGATTGACAATAACGGCGCAGGTGCCGGTATCAGCAACTTTACGCTGTCAAACTTTACGCCCAGTGACAATAACCTGTGGCAGTTTGACACGCTGTACGACACCACTGGCGGCGGCACGGAGTCGCTGGTAGCCCATCCGGGGCAGAACCTTAACGACATTGCAAACCCGACAAACTCACCTGTCCTAATTGGCAATTTAGCGGGCACAAGTATGACCGCGGTGCTTGATGGGGTAAACCCAGTATCGGTAAGCGGTGGGGTGGTTGTTCTGCATCCTTATCTTTTTGTCTACGGTAATGACGGGCTGATTAAGAACTGCGCCGCGGGAGATCCTACGGATTGGTCGGGCGCTGACGCCAATGAGACGAACGTAGCGGGCACGAAGATCGTTCAGGGGCTACCAGTACGGGGCGGCTCAAACTCGCCTTCTGGGCTCTTCTGGTCGCTTGATTCGCTTATCCGTGTGTCGTACAACCCCACTACGATTTCAAATGGCGTTACTACGACAACTTTGTATTGGCGTTACGACATCATTTCCAGCCAGTCATCGATTCTGTCCGCTCAGTCGGTCATTGAGTATGACGGTATCTACTACTGGTGTGGTGTTGACCGGTTCCTGATGTACAACGGTGTTGTCAAAGAAATACCAAACGTCATGAACCAGAACTGGTTCTTTGATAATTTGAACTACGCCCAGCGTCAGAAGGTATACGCCAGTAAAGTGCCTCGTTATGGCGAGATCTGGTGGTTTTATCCTCGAGGTGACTCTACCGAATGCAACGACGCGATTATCTACAATGTGCGTGAGAACACTTGGTATGACGTTGGTCAGGCTTTGGGGGCTCGCCGCTCAGCTGGGTTCTTCTCTCAGGTCTTCCCGTTCCCAATCAACGCTGGAACGCACTTCAATGAGACCGGTGGGGCTAACCTGTTTACCTTGTCTGCGGGCTCTGGTTATACCAACGGAACCTATTCTGATGTAGCTCTGACTGGCGGCACTGGATCAGGGGCAAAGGCAACAATTGTCGTTTCTGCTGGTGTTGTTACTTCAGTCACGATTACTGCAAATGGTTCTGGCTACACGATTGGTGATGAGCTGACGTATGCATTACCCGGTGGTGGTACGAACTTCAAGATTACGCTGACTCATTTAATGAACTTTGTGTCTTTGTGGCAGCACGAGTTTGGCACAAATGAGATTCGTGGTGCGCAGACTAGCGCAATTGAGAGTTACTTCGAGACCAATGATCTAGGTTGGGTATCTGGAGGCCCAGCACAGCCATCTGCGGTTGGTGAGAACTACTGGCTGCATTTAGAGCGGGTAGAGCCTGACTTTATACAAAACGGCGAGCTGTCGCTGTATGTTACCGGTCGACCCTATGCGCAGGAACAGGATCTTGTGTCTGACCCTTATCCATTTACATCAACAACTGGCAAGATTGATATGCGTGAGCAGCGTCGTGAGTTACGTTTGAAAGTTGTATCGAACGTAGCCAATGGCGATTATCAACTAGGCCGCATCTTACTGTCGGCGAACATCGGCGATGTCAGAGGCTATTAATGGCTAACGTATCGCTTATTTACGACCCACGAGGCCATTCGTTTGAATCGTGGGCGTCTCTTATGTGTGAGCTGTATGCCACGCAGCAGTTGGCTATTCCAATGTCAGACACTGATTGGAAGCAGTGGGGAGAAGGCTTGAAAGCCATTGACGTATTCACGAACGAAGCTATTCCGGGGCCGGGGCCATTTAATGATTGGCAAGATTGGGCTCAGGCAGTGGTTGGCGCTGTATTGCCGAGGTAAAAAATGGCTACGACTACGATTAATCCTTATGTTACTCCGCCTTCGTTAACTGTTGCGCAGGGCGCTATTAGACCAAACAGTTCTTACAATCAAAGGTCTATTAGGAATGAAAAAAATAAAAACACACAAGAGGTAGCAAAGAAGGCTTCTGATATTTTAAAAAGTCGCGGGGTAAATGTTGAGCCTCAAACTTTGGCTAATGCATTTAATGTAAATCAACGTAGTTTTGTTGGTGCAAATGCTTATTCTCAAGCGTTTGGCCCAGAAAATTTTGTTAGTGGAGATACGCAGCAAGCAGCGGCTCGCTGGTATTCATCTCCTACAGAAATTGCTGACGCTTATCAAAATTATTATTCGCAAGATGCTGTTGAAAAAAGAACTGGAACAAAGCTCCCTTCTGAGAATTTTTTTGTTGAAAACAATGCTGTTGAAGCAAAAACATTTTACGACAACCCAAAAACATTTTTCACTAATGAGTTAAAGGCTCTTGGAAGTAATTATTACAATCTGTTTATAAACCCAGATGACTTTGGAAGAAACAAGCCAACACCAAAGGCTTTGGAGATAAGAGAGGCAAACAAAGAGGCGTTAAAAAAAGAGATTGAAACAATTGTTAAGCGAGCTGCAACTGCTGGGTTTTCAATTGAGGACTCAGCAAAAATTCTTACTGATCAAGCTGTAGCTGATTACACGTTTAATTACAACGCATACTCTGATATTGAAAGAAAAAATGCTTCTGGCATTTTGGGCTTTGTTGGCAAAGCATTGCCATTTATTACAAACGCTGGTTTTTCAATTGTTACCGGTGGCCTGTCTCTTCCCTACCAAATTGGTATTAACGCAACTGCTGCTCTTGTTCAAGGCGCCAAACCTGAGGACGTTTTAAAAAGCATTGTTGGTACGGTCGCGGCAAGTCAAGTTCCAGATGTTTTGAAGGCAGTCAAAGCGACCTCATCAAATGAGGTTCTCAACGCTGGCATTGAGAATGCCTTTAAGCAGGCAACTTACGCGCAAGTAACCGGTCAAGATGTAGCCAAATCTGGTGCTGCTGGTTTTGTGGGTGGCGTAACCGCTGCTGGTGTTGCCAAGGCAAGTGATAGTGCTGCGATTGGTCGTGCTACTGGTGAATACACGCAGGCAATATCTGCTGGTCAGTCCCCTGAGCAGGCGATGTTTAATGCATTGTCTAGTTTTGCCGATTCAGAGATGGATGAGGCAAGGCGTAAGATTGAGGCGGAATCGGTAAAGAAAAAAGCAGATGGCACTGCATCAATTGAGGGAGCTACGCCGTACTATCCTCAATACGGTCAAAAATTAGCAGCACTTGAAGGCTCTGAGGTTGGTGGCAAAACCGTTATTGATGTAAACACTTCGAAGGCTTCTGAGCAAGACCCATTGTTGTTTTCGTCTGGATACTTAAGGTATTCACCAGAAACCCAATCTGTTGGTGATATTTATAATGTAAAAAATGAGCAAGGTGAAGTTTTTCAAGCCAGAGATGTAACCTACCAAAACGGGGCGGTCAGTCGAATTATTTTCGACCCAAACACAGAGACTTATAAGCAACAAGTCTTGAAAGATGCTTCTGGAGTTCAGATCCCCGCTGGATCTAAAGTACCCATTTTCTCTGTCGCAGAAGAGTCCGCATTTCTTGATGAGCTAAAGAATGCTGCAGTTACTGGTGATTTGCGAACGCTAATTAGCGCAACGCAAAAAGCAGAGTTGCCCGCCGCTCTTGAGGCAAAAAAGTTTTTTGAGTCAATTAAACCCGAAAGCAAAGAGTTCAGTCAATCTTTGTTAAAGCTACCTACGCAAGACTTGCGTGATTTGACGGGTTTGTTGTCTGCTGGTGCGGGTAAAGATTCGCCATTTTCTGGCGAGGCATTGACTAATCTGCAGTCAGCCTTGGATGCCGCCGAAGCCAAAGCAAATGACTTGATGGCTAAGGCACAGGCTGATCCAACGCCTGAAAACATTGCTGCAGCAGCAACAGCCCAAACTGAAGCGTTATCGGCTAAGTACAGCTTATCTCAATCTCTCTTGCCATCCGAGGCTGGGCAAGGTTTAAAGGTAACTTTGCCGGGTACAGGGGCTAAAGATTTAGCTGCTTTACAAGAGTTAAGCGCAGCCAGAGGGCAACCGCTTGGGCAGAACCTGAGATACCAGATGAATCAAGCCAAAGTCGCTGCCAATGAAGCGCTAGTGGCTTTACAATCTGCCAATACGCCAGAAACCGTTCAAGCGGCGCGAGATGCGCTTGCAAATTATGAACTTTCGCAGAAAATGTACACCCAAGTAGCTGGCGAGGAATTCCCAGTTCTGCCAGACGAAAAACTTGCTACGCAGGAATTCCCGCTGGTAGATGAGGCGGTAAAAACGGGTCAGATGATGGCGCTGTCAACAGCGATGCCGATGACCCCTGCCCAACGGTATGCGCAGTACAAGCGGCTCTCTGGGCAGGGTGGTGATGAAAAAGATGCAATGGGTGACACGGGTTTAGGGATCGCGGTTCTGCCTCGTTTTGAAGGGATGATGGAGCCGCAAATGTTTGCCCGTGGTGGGCTGGCAGCACTTAGAAGAATTTAGAGGGAATTATGGCAGATGAAACCGTAACGACAACATCCGCGCCAACAGATGCTGGTGTTGACTTAGGTCAGCTCTTTAAGGACGTTGTCTCCTCCACCCCAGCCAAAGGGGCGGCGCTTGGCGCCTTAATGAGCAACATCCTGAGCCAGTATCAAGAGCCCGGTGGTGTTGCCAGACCGATTGATCTGTCGCAGCTCAAAATAGCGCCACGAACCACTACAATCGGCCCAGCTCGCTTTATCCCCTATTCGCAATATGGCACCCGTGGCGGCTTGTCAGGTTTGAGTGATGAGCAGACAACGGCTATGGGCGGCATTCCCGGTTTGGCGCCTGCAGTATCTCAGGCGGCTATGTCTGCAACGCCTGCTCATTTAACTAACAGGGCGCCAGTGACTGTGACTAGCGCTGGGTCTGGCAGTCAAGTAATCCCAACAATTAACTTAACGCCAAAGTCCACACAAAACATTAGCCCCTTGACTGGGGCTTTGTTGGGTGCTGCCGCGGGGTATCTGTTTCCATCTCAAACATCGGGCGGCACGGGCACAGCAGGTGGCGCTGGTGGGACGGGTGGAGGTGGTACAGGCATTCTCGATTTGATTGGTGGCGGGTTGTCAAAGTTATACAACTGGGCAACTGGGCCTTCAGGCAAGACGGCAACTGGGGACTTTATTGATTCTTTTGGTCGAACGGTTACCACTTATTCAGATGGCTCGACTTCTGTATCGAGCAACTCGCCCGGCACCTCTGGCAGCAGCAGTTACTTCACTTTTCCTTCTGGGGGAAGTTCTTTTGACACTTACTGGCGCAGCCCTAGTCAGAACAAAGACGGTGGCTTGATTGATCAGGACATGGCTGGTGGCGGCATGGCTACGCCTTTGATGGCTGATGGCGGTATGCCGCCTGAGCCTAGCTTCTACACTTACGGTACTGCGGTAGACCCTCAGCAGGTCATGCAACAAATGGCTGAGGCTAATTATGCCCAAGAGGGTTATGCCGACGGTGGCTATGCCCACGGTGGTCTACATGTTCCGACGGTCGAAGGCCGTCACGACTATCGTGCTGGTTCCCGCGTATCTGGCGAAGGTGATGGTCAATCTGATGACATCCCTGCAATGCTGGCTGACGGCGAGTATGTCTTTGACGCGGATACCGTAGCCCAGTTGGGTAATGGCTCCACGAAGGCTGGTTCTGACCTATTAGACAAGTTCCGTGAAGAGATCAGGGCGCATAAACGCTCTGCCCCGGTGGATAAAATCCCGCCGCCATCCAAGTCGCCCCTACAATATCTGAAGCAAGCTCAATCAAGGAGCAAGAAGCATGGCTGACATTTTCCAAGGTAGTCCGCTACCAGCAACTACCGAGATTACCCAACGGGGACAGGTAGCGCCCGAGTTCTATACCAACTACCTGCAAGACATCGCCAACTTGGGTCAGGCGGGTGTGCAGATGGGTGGTGTGGCTGGTCTGTCACCGCTTCAAATGCAGGCTATGCAGATGGCCCCACAGGCGGCTTTTGCCGGTATGGGTACGATGGGTACGGGGGCTAACTTAGCGACCGCTGCAGGCACCACAGCCGCGCCCCAGCTAGTCAACCAGTACATGAACCCGTACCAGCAGAACGTCGTCGATGAGATGGCGCGTCTACAGGGCCGTAATATCCGCGAGAACATCATGCCTGCCCTTAAAGGGGCTGCAGGTTCTATGGGTCAATTTGGCTCACAGAGACAGTTTCAAGCCACTGGTCAGTCTTTGAGAGACATGCAGGCTAACTTGCTAGGTCAACAGCAGAGTGCTTTGCAGACTGGCTATCAAAACGCAATAACGAATGCGCAAGCGGATCTGCAAAGACAAATGCAGGCAGGTCAGACGTTAGGTGGCTTGGGTCAGATCCAGCAGGCCGGGGGTATCAAGGGTCTGGAAACTTTGGGCACCTTGGGTCAGACTGAGCAAGCTCAAGCGCAACGCGAATTGGATTACCCGATGGCGCAGGCGCAGAACTTTGCCAAGTTGCTGCAGGGATACCAGATCCCAATGAGTACAACAGAGCAGCGTGTCGGCTCTCAAGGTTACGCTGGTAGCCCATTGGCGCAGATTACGGGTCTCTTGGCAGCGCTTGGTAGCTTTGCTGGCGGTACTGCGTTTACGCCTGCTTCAACAGGTGTGACGGCTATCCCGACAAAAACCAGTTAAGGGTAATTGATCATGGCTGATGTAAAAGATGAAGAGGTAAAAGGCCCGCTGACTTTTGCTCAGAAGTTGCAAAAGCAAACCAGCGAGAGCCAGCAGATTCTGGATCAGCACCGGACGCGCCTGATGAACTTAATCAATGCGCGTCAGCAGATGCCGTTTGATCCTGCGTTGATGAGATTAGCGCAAGGTCTTCTTGCTCCTACTAAAACTGGCAGCTTTGGTGAATCTTTTGGTTATGGCATGTCTGGTTATGCCGAAGAGATGGAGAAGCAACTAAAGCGCCAGCAAGAAGAAGCCAAGATGGGTTACGAGCTTGAGCTTGCTGCCCAACAGCAGAAGCGTGACATCATGGGCGATCAACTGCTGGCAGATATGTTCTCTGGCGAGATGTCCGGCAACCTTGCGATGCCTGCAGCCCCCGCTGCGCCTGCTGCGGAGGCTCCTGCTGTTGGGGCACCTATTACATTGGCTGCAGCACCAACTGAAGCAAAGCCACCGGTTGTTGGCGCTGAGCCTGCTGAACCAAAGAAGGCGACTGCTGCTGATGCAGTCAAGGCTATGCCTGAGCTTTCGCTGCCTCAAGCGATTCCTCGAAATGCAATTGCTCGAGCAACTGACGAACAGATTGCCATCATTTCAGCCTTTAATCCAAAGGTGGGCAAAGTTCTGAATGATTACAGAACTGCTTTCAGGCAGGGTCGTGAGCTGGAGATTAAAGAAGTCAATCTGGCAAAAGAACTCCAGCAGCTTGAGCTTTCCAAGCAGGAAGGCGCTCGTAAGGAGCGTGAGGTTGTTGCTAAAGAGCAGAGCGTCAAGCGTTATGCGCCGGGCGTTGGTGCCATTGAAATGCCTATGGCTTTCTGGAAGGCATTAGACGACGCCAAGACATTTGATGATGTGAAGGATGCATACAAGAAGTTCAATGTTCCGCTGAATTTGAACTATGACGACCCGAAAGTTCCGCGCTTCATGACTGAAAGCGAGCTTGAGCTGAAGAAGGAACGCGCAAAGGCAAGGTTCTCGCAGTCGCCGATTGAGGTGCCGATCCCTGAATTAGGGCCGGGCAAGTTCACAACTGACCGCGTTACATGGGATGACTACCGAGTAGCTAAGTCAAAGGGTAGCAATGCCTTACAACAATTCTTTAATGAAAACTATCCAGAGGCTGGCGTCAAAGTTAAAGGCGCAACCCTTGGTGCCGTAGGCGCACCTGCGGCGGTTGAAAGCGTTGAGCAAAGATCTGTACGAGAGGCTCGTGAGAAGCAGCTTGTCGAGAACGAAGCTAAGGCAACCATTGCACTAGATGAGACTATCCGCGGTGCTGGGCGTTCTGCAGAGAGCTTGATCCAGAACTCCGACACATTGCTTGAGCTGATGAATAACCCAGCCTACAAGGGTGCATGGGGTATGTTCAGCGGCCCCGGCATCAAGAACGCTACGATTCAATTCTTGAAGGAAGGTCTGCAGGTTGGCAACTTCAACGTGGGCTTGCCTGCACTTGAGAGTGCGCTGAAGAAAGCCAACATGACGCAGGATCAGATCGATGCTGCGGCTGAAGCTATGCGTATCTACGGCGAGTTGAAACTGCAGGTTGCCAAAAGAGACTTGTCTGGTCAGGGCTCTGTGTCGGATGCTGAGCGTCGGTTGATTGGTGATGTTGCTTCTGGCCTCGATAGCCCAATTAAGTCTGCGATGGCAACTGCAGAGCTGCTGAAGTACCGTGCGCAGTTCGACAAAGAGACGATGTCTCGTTACAACGCATGGCGCAAAGCTAATCCGAGTGAAGCTGGCTCTATGTTCTACGACTCGAAAGAGTACAAGCAGATGGTCAAAGAGTACGATGGCGTGATGAAAGACCTACGCACAAAGTATTTCCCACGTCGCGCTGCGCCAGCTCCATCAGGTCGTGCGCCGTCGAATGCAACTCCGGCCCGAGGCGCCGACAACCCGCTTGCTCAATAGGTGAGACATGCCAACAGGATCAGAAATTCGCGCAAGCAAAGAGTGGCAGCAGGCGTCTCCTGAAGAGCGCCAACGAATCTTTGCCCGCAAGGTAGCCAAAGACCCGAACTACGCAAATGCGGATGCTGAGACGCAGGCATTGATTCGCCAGAAGTTTGGTCTTGAAGAACCTGCGGTAGAAGTCGCTCCTGCGCCTGTGGAAGCCCCTGCAGAAGCTCCAATGGAAGAGGCTGTAGCTGAAGCTCCTCAAAGCATTTTCCAGCCTGTATCGGGTGAGGTGCCTGAAATTGCAGCCCCTCAAGCAGCAGGCTCAAGCTCAACCACGATGGCTGGCTATGGTGCGGGTGCTGGGGCTGTAAAGGGTCTGCTCGAGGGCTACTTCCGCTCCCCTGATAAGCTCCAGCGCGAGCTGTACGCCCGGTCGATCCGAAACGTCTTGTCTGAGGCTGGCGTCAATGTGATGGGCGTCAAAGATGAGAAGGGTCTGATCGACTTGGCTCGACAGATGATGCCGAAGGTTCTCGAAGGCCAGCAGGCTCAGCTTGGTGCCTTGCAGTCTGAGGCAGAGGCTGCTCGTGCTGCTGCTGGTATGGTGCCTGAGCTGGGTGACCTTGGTGGCTTCCCGACCCGCCTTTCAGGTGAGAAAGTCCCCGGCGGTTCTGCGCCTGCGAATTGGATGCGGGCGATGGCTGGGGCTGAACATCAATTGCCTGAACAATTGATCGCCTCGGCTGAGGACATGACCAAAAGCAGCCCCAAAGGGGCACAGAACCTAATTAGGCAGGATCTCGAGCGCCTTGAGAAGATTAAGCAGCTTGGCGGCGGTCAGTTTCAGTTGGCTGGTCGCGGTCAGGGGCAGTTGATGCTTCCCCCGCAAGAGGCGGCTGCTGTGGGCGCTAGAGAGGCCGCACAGGCTGCGGAGCAGGCAAGGGTAGCCAAAGAGGCTCTAAGTGTTCTGCAGCCTCAGATCGCCTCTGTAGAGGCCGAGGTAGCCCGTCTGACTCGGTTAGGTAAGGATGCGTCCCAATTCACCGCACGGCTTGAGCAGCTCCGCAGGATGGAGCGCACAGCCCGTAACGCAGTAGGCCGGGGTTTGAACGTACCTATGCAGGCGAACATCAGCCCGCTGGCTAAGTTTGGCTACCAGATGGCTGCACCTAGCCGGATTCCATTACTTGGCCCGACCACGATGAATGCTTTAGCTGGTGCTGGTGCGTTCTATGACATCACTGAGGCGTTTGACCGCAAAGACCCATTGGGGGCTGCAGTCCACGGTATCTCAGGCCTGATGAACACGATGTCGATGGTGCCACCGGTTAATCCTGTGACCGCGACAATTAAAGGCGTCGGCACCCTTGGTGCGCTGGGGATGCTTCCGGTCAAGATGATGCTGCCTCCTGTACCTAGTGTTATGGAAAAGTAGCTGCATCACCCCTAGCGACAGGGGAGTGATGTTTACCCCGAGATTCTCCCTCTCGGGGTTTTTTTAGCCCCGACGTTCCCGTAAGACGCGAGCCACCTCCGGGTTTAACGCCTCGACAATCTTCAGGCACTCTTCTCGTTCAGCCTTAGCAATCTGTGGCCCGGCAATCAAGATCAGCTTCTCTGAGTATTCGATCAGCTCGATCTCTTCGGGGTAGATGCCATCTTTCAGGTTGTTATTGCACTGAAAGTAAGCCTGCCTGATTGTGTCTTCGTTGACGTACTTCTGTGCTTCTTCGCGCAATTCCATTCAGTTCTCCAATCGTAAAAGTTCGTAGACATTGTTTTCATAGTCTTGCCTACCTGTATGACCGCCCTTGCCAAACACCTGATGCGCGTAAGAGGCTGCTGCAGCGGCTATGGCCTCACGCATGAATTGACCGGGAGGGATTTGAGCAACGTCTCCAACCTTTAACGGGTCAATGTATGGCCTAACGTACTCACGCAAGACATTTCTTCCATAAAGATGGGAGAACGCTTTCTTCCCGTGTGTGGCTTTCTGCTTCTTTGTGACGACTTCTAATGTGCCGTGCTTTTCTTCACCCACGATGATGGCGTACTCAGCCCCAATAGAGTTAAGTAACTTGATCGCCTTCGTTAAAGTAGTTCGCTGAATTTCTAACATGACCGTGTCCTCTTATTCATGTTGGTTTTTGATTTGCCAGTACCGCAGAAGGCTGCAGAACATCTCCCAGCCCCGTTGCAGATCCTCTTCTGCCCAGTCCACCACCACTACCTGATCCGGGTTAGTGCGGGAGATGACGACGTTCGCGCACCGGGCTGTGGGGATCCCTAGCCCTACTCGGTAGGCAGCAAGCTGCATCATGTGTTCGTCATAAGCGATGACTTTCTTGGGGTCGTCGAAGTCTTTAGTCTTAATGTCGATGACCATGTCCTCGCAGTGCAAGTCCACCTTCCCGCCGAAGCCCATCTCGTGGGCAAAAGAACGCTCGGCAATCCAGTTTTTAGCCCCGTAGCGGCTTTCTATAGCCCCGACGCATGTCTTCACATGGATCGGGTATGCGGAGGCCTTGTTGCCCTCGTAATAGCCCTGTACGGCTGCGTGTATCTCTGTGCCCAGATCGGCGGCGTCTTTGCCCTGCTGCTTGGAGTCTTGCAGGACGCGCTTTAACCAGACGGATTCCGGCTCATCAGGGAGTCTGGGTAGGGTGAGTGCCGCCAAAATCGCCTGCTCCTGCAGCCAAGCGGTTAGGGCTGGCTTAGCCGCGACGCCTAAAATTGTGGTGACGCTGGGTATTAAGCTGAGTTCTCGGGCGTCCCGCAGGGTGGTGTTCCGCGGGGTGCCATCTTTCTTTGAGGGTACCGTGTACATCGGCGCCCCATCTCTGGTGTACCAGTGTGTAGACTCAGAAGAGTGAACCTGTTTGGCTATAAGTGACATGTGGTGTCCTAAGTTTGACTGGGTGGATGTTCTTGCCTGTGATCGAACACTTTCGGGAGGCCAGCTCTTCGAGCATCCCAACAGCTAACAGCTCATTGACTCGCCCGCAGATTGCCGAGAGTTCAAAGCCTGTAAGCCTTGCAAGTTCTTTGCGCGAGTAGTCGGCGGTCGGCGACATCCTTTCCAGTATTGCGGATGCCTGCCGACCTAACTTCCCCGTGTCTTTGTGTTCGACGTAGGCTGCTATCGAGGTCGAAGCAACGGTCATGTCTTCTCCAAAAATCCTTCGATGTCTTCAATCGACATGCCTGTCTTCTTGTAGATGAGAATCTTCATGTCGCCGCTGACCCCCATAACGCGAGCCCGTATCTTGCTGAGTGCTGGAGGCTTGACGCCCAGCGCCCTTGAAAGGGCTGCATCATTCTTCAGCCCGTATTCTTCAATTAAGAAATCCAAAAGTGCGTGAGCGTCAGCCATTTCATCCTCAGAACGGTTCGTTTTTGTAGTCAAGATCAGCAAAGTCATCATCAAGCGGGTCTCTGCCCTTCTTAGCCATCCTCTCTTGCCACTCAGGGCTATTCATGATGGTTTTCTTGATGCCTTCAGACAGCTTGTCAAATACCTGTTGGCTGCTGTTATCGATGCTGTAGAGCATGGTGTCGTTATGACCTTCCGGCAGGCCCGCTTTCTTGATCTGCGCAGGCACAGGGTTGATCGTCTCGATGTTGGTGTATTCCTTACCATCGTTGCCGACACTCTTTGTGACGTTCAACATAGCCCAAACACCGAGCAGCTTCTCGAGGTTAAACCCACGGCGCTCATCGGCGGTAAAGGCTGCACCTCTCCATGACTCCAGATCAAGAGACAGGGTTGCCTTCTCTGCCAGAGACAGGGTGTAGCGCTTAGCAATCGACAGGGGCTCGCCTTTATCGGTCAGCAGAGGGTTGCCATGCGCGTCTTCAGAGTGGATCTCAAACTGAAGCATGATCTTGCGCAGGAACTTATCCTTGCCCATGTAGGTGGACTTTTGGGTGCCAAGATCGACAACCCTAAAGCACCGTGCCAAGTGCATACCCGCAGGTACAGGGGTGAATGTTGAACTATTGGATTCTGCTTTCGCTATGAGAGACATAACTTTCCTTTCGCTTCAGGGCGGATAAGCCACATTCGTACCGAAGAACCGCCCAGTCTTCTTCGGTGGCAAAGCCTGTGTATGCGCGATCAAATGCTGCTTCGAGTATTTGCTGGCGCTCTTCCATCATCTGTTGGTATTCAGCCTGTTCCACTGTTTTTCTCCCTGTGGCAGTTGATTTGCGTTATTCCTTGTGGAGCTGATGGATAAACGTGCTGCCTCTGATCAATCGTCAAGTCGTTTGTGTAGCGCAAAGCTCGGACGATAGCGGGGGTCAATGCCGTGAACTGCTTCGGGTTCGGCTCATCTGGGCAGATAGTGATTGTGTAAGGTAACTTAGCCATGATTTTTCTCCTTTAGTTTTGCGTCTATTGCTTCAATAATTGCTTTACCTTTTTTTGATACTGGCCCTGCGCCGCCATTTAAACCAAAGTGATACCGCAACACATCGTCTGCCAATATTTCCTTGTCTGTCAAACTTACCCAATCTTTATAAAGTCTTATCCGACTAATCGGGTAACCATTTGATCCATCGCCTACAGTGTTCATGTGTTCTTCTCCTTGAGTTTGGCTTCGTAACATGGGACGCACGTACTGCCGTGCTTAGGGCCACCCGAGCCGCGAATGATTGTTCGACACTTGCAACATAGGATGCAGGCCGCCGTGTAGACGTAGCCACGTTTTGTTTCGTGAATGGGCTGATCATCCTTGTCATAACCCAAAACCGGTTTATCCATTGTTCTTCTCCTTCAGCTTGGCTTCGATGTATCGAATTAGCTTGAGTGTTGGGATGCGCCCGCTACCTTCTTCTTTAAACTCGACCCATCGCTCAACTTCTTCGCAGTCCTCATCCGTCAGCCCTTGCCATTCGCGCTGTGGTGGGGCTACATAAGGTTCAAACCCAAGCATCGCTCGGTGGCACTTTTTATATTGTTTACACCATGCTGGACTATCACAGTCGCACGCCACCGGCTCCTGTTCAGGCTCCGCTAGTCGGGCGCGGAGTGCTTCGATTGCTTTTCTTGCTGGCTCACCTGCGTCTGCAACTTTGGGTGTCCAATCATTAGGGTCATTCACAGAAACAACTACCCCAACGTATTCTTCCAACGCATCCAGCGCCATCTGCATCAGTTCTCTGTCAGTCATGATTCTTTTCCTTTAACTTGGCTTCGACAGCGTACATAAGCGAAACAGGACTGTGGTAATACTGTTTGCCAAGTGCAAGTGCCTCGTCCTCTGTCAGCCCCACCCACGGGCGTTTACAGTACGTCACGACAAGCTTGCGAACGATTAACCCAAAGATGACGCCGCAGCCGACATAGACCATGTCCATTAGTAATGCGTCAGTCATAACCCACCCCGCAACGCCCACTCTTTCGCCTTCTCTGTCATCCACAAAGCATCCATACGACTCATTTTTGATGAGCGTATAACCAACTCGCCCTCATTGTCGTACCCAATAATCAACACATCCGTAAGCGACTCATTCAAAGCAGACTGCAACGCCTGTTCTGGTGTGTAGCTTGTTGATGCTGGTAGTGCGATTACGTTTTGGTTGTTCATGGCGCACCTCTCTCGCGGATAGCGAACGCGCAGAGTTCTGCCTGTTCGTCTACATGCCTATTCTCTTCGGCAACTCGGTCACACAAGTAAGCACAAGCTTCGCGTTCCTCTTCCACTGCTATGCAAACCATGTTCTTCAACGCGTTATCAAGAATTTCAAGAACCTGCTTGGCAGTTTCCTCTACAGGTATATCAGGGTTGACCCATATGCCATCACGAGACATTTTCATTAGCTCTACGGATGAGTGCGGCATCGATGAGTTTGATGTTTTCTCATACCCCATAAAATGTATGTCGGAAGGGGCTTTGAATACGCCGATATTATTTGATCCTTCAGTCATTTCTCTCCCCTCTCTCGGATAGCAAAAGCAGCGTCAAAACATCCGTTGCGCCATGTTTTGTTCATGTTTCCGCTTATGTTGCCCATATCTTCAGCCACCTTCGCACACGCTTCGCGCTCCTCTGCTGCAATGCTGCGCTCGTACTCCGTCCAATGGTCTTGAGTCCATGTACGGTTGCGCTCCGCTGCTGCGACTAGGTTGGCAAAGCGTTCAAGTTCTTCCCAAGTCCATTCAACGCCGCCATCCCATGCAGGTTCACCACAGGCTTCTCGCGCCATGCGGATAATGTCATCGCGGTTCATTTGGTTTTCCGGTAGTTGAAGTCGTTTGGCGAGAAGCTGGAAGTGCTGCCGCTATCCCAAACAATGTGGATCATCTCTGCAAAGAAGTACCAGCAGCCATTGATGTTTGTGCCTGAGGGTGTCGTGGCGATTACCATGCGGCCTTCACCGCCGCTCTTACTGTTGCAGCGACCATTCAGCAGTAGGATCTTGCCGCCTGCTTGATTTGCCATCTCCATCCATTCTTCAGCGTTCGCAGACCCGCACCACAGCGTCAAAAGTAAAAGCCATTTCATCTTTCATCTCCCAGTTGTTTGCCAGTGTCGGGTGTGTCTTTAGTAAACAAGTTGAACTCGCTAAACTCAAATGTGTTGCTCTTGCCGTTCGCCCAAATGATCTGAGCTGACCCTAAGTCGGAATACCAGCAGCCCTTCACAGGCTTCTTCTTGGGTGCCTCGTACACTGCCAGCCTGCCCTCTTCCTGATCGCACCTGCGGTAGTAAAGCGTCACCTTCTCGTTTTCGTAACGAGTCAGCTCCATCCTGACTATCTCAGTGCTTGGCTTGCTGGTGACAGCAGCCACTGTAATTACTGCGGTAGCGATCCCGAGTGGCATTACTCATCATCCCCAAGCAAGATGCCAAGGACTATCGTCAGCCCAAGTACCAGCACCATTACCCCGGCGCCAATCATCATTAGGCCAACGACTGCGGTAATCATTTGGCAACCACAAGCAGGAAGATGGCAGCGCCAACGATCCAAGCGTAGGCAATGTTCTTCATGCGGATCCGGCGCAGGATGCTCATATCTGTCAGCAAGGATTCCTGCAGCAGCTCCATGTCATGAGATGCATCCCAAGCAGGCTGCGGCTGGTAATACTTGCCGATCTCAATTCCCGTCTTCGTGCGGTACGGGGTGACCTTCTTCCTTCCGCTAGAGAATGTAATTGGTGAGTGTTCCATTGTGTAACCTCCTGTTAAGTATTGCAACGATACAACATCTAATTCCAGATTACAACAGCTTGCACAAACTTTTTTAACGTGGTGTAATGAGGCATTAAACGGAGAATTGTTATGACCCTACAAGAATGGTTTGCCAAACAGCCCCGAGGCGCGAAGACCGCTATGGCGGAGGCGATCAACGTCAGCAAGACGTGGCTGTCCCTGATTATCAATGGGCAAAAGATGCCTAGCCCCATGTTAGCAGTGGCGATTAGTGCCCATACCAAAGGCAAGGTACCGCGGAAAGTCTTGCGCCCGGATATTTTCGACTGATATAGTTCATCGGGAACAGCTAGGGTAGCTCCTGAAAAGCCGACTCATCACCGGCCTGCTGCGTCCCACCTATTACCGTGATGACAACCTTTGATGAGGGTTACCATGCATTATTACCAATTCAATATTGGCGACTACGCCAGCCATACCCGCCACCTCACCGATCTGGAAGACCTTGCTTACCGCAGGCTGCTGGATGCGTACTATCTTCAGGAACGCCCGTTGAACGTCGGTGTTACGTCCGTTGCGCGACAGATCAACATGCGGAACCATGAAGAGGCGGTAAAGGCGGTGCTTGAAGAGTTCTTCGAGCTGACAGAAGCTGGTTGGATTCACCGCCGGGCTGACAGGGAAATCGAGCATTACCGCGGTAAAGTCGAGCAAGCAAGGAACGCTGGCAAAGCGTCTGCTCAACGTCGGAGCAACGCCCGTTCAACGGACGTTCAACCAACCAATAACCAAGAACCAATAACCAATAACCAAATAGAAAAGCCCCCCAAACCCCCCAAGGGGGGTAACCCCGCGGTTTCACTTCTGACCTACTTAAAAACTTGTAAACAAGAAGGTCGTAAGCCGATACCTGAGACCAGTGCCGTTTTTGAGTACGCCGCAAAAGTTGGTCTGCCCAACGACTTTCTAAAATTGCAATGGCTTGAATTTAAGGATCGGTACGCAGCTCCTGACGCTAAGCGGTACAAAGATTGGGCGACGGTGTTTGGCAAATCGGTTCGTGGTAACTGGTTCAAGCTCTGGTACGCGACTGACAACGGGTATGCCTTGACGACTACTGGTCAGCAGGCTGAAAAACTGCATCGGGAGGCAGCATGAACGCGCATGATCTACCCCTGACGTTCTCCATGCAGGCTGAGCAGGCGGTTCTTGGTTGCCTGCTGGTTTCCAACGCGGCGCTTGACAAGGTTGCTGACTTGACAACCGAAGATTTTTACCATGGCGACCACCGCAAAATTTTCCAAGAAATCAGCGGGCAGATAACCTCGGGCAAAATTTGTGACGTTATAACGGCCTACGACGGCCTCAGAGACGAGATCGACGATGGGTTGGTATATCTCAACCAACTAGCCCATCGAACGCCTTCAGCGGCCTCTATTCGCGTCCATGCAGACATCGTTATCGAATATGCAAAAAAGCGTCAGTTTATGGCGGCTTGCCGAGAGGCGACAGACATGGCTGCAAAGATGCCTGTGCCGGAGGTGACGGACTGGCTGTCGAATAAATTGGAACGGCTGTCGCAGAATGCAGCGAGTCTTGATCCGCAGACTGTTGGTGAGTCTTTGAGCAACTACGTTGAGCTGCTGCAGGCTCGGGTTGATGGCAGCATCAAGCCAATCGCCACCGGCTTCCTTGACCTCGACCTGCGTATGGACGGGGGCTTCGAGCGGGGTACTTTGAACGTGCTGGCAGCCAGACCTTCGATGGGTAAGACGGCTTTTGGGCTGGCGTTGGCTCGAAACGTAGCCGAATGGGGTAGCGTAGGCTTTCTGTCAATGGAAATGCCGAAAGCCCAGATCAATGACCGAAACATCGCGGCGATGGGTCAGATTCCAATTCCTTGGCTTCGTAAGCCGAACGAAGGTGACGAAGAAAACTGGACGCGGCTCACTGCGGCTTTTGAAAAAGCTCAACGCTTGAAGCTATGGATCGATGACGAAACAGGCTTGAACCTGACTGCAATCCGATCAAAGGCTCGGTTCATTAAGCGCAGGTCTGGGCTAGATCTTTTGGTAATTGACCAGCTTTCATTTATCTCTGGCAGTAAAGCTGAGAACAAGGCGTATGAGATTGGCGACTACACAAGGGGTCTGTTGGCGCTTGCTAAGGAACTGGATTGCGCTGTGTTGCTGTTGGCCCAGCTCAACAGGGAATGCGAGAAGCGAAACAACAAACGCCCAATTCTCTCTGACTTGTCGTCTTCAGGCTCTATAGAGCAGGATGCCTCAACGGTGATGATGTTGTATCGAGATGAAGTCTACAACTCAGACACGCCGGACAAGGGTATTTGTGAAGTCATTCTTGCCAAGCAAAGACAGGGCGAGCCGGGCGTGGTTCCGTTGACTTACATAGGAAATCAAACTAGGTTTGAGAATGTGGCATTTAAGTGGCAACCGCCAGCAATGCGAGAGCCAGTGCGATCACGCGGTTTTGACTGAGGGCTATCATGAAATTTAACGAAATCAGAAAAGTTTACGCAGACCACATGCCGAGTTTGACAGAACAATACAAAGAAGACCCGCACAAAGTTGATCCATACATTTATGACTGGGCTTCGATATTTACACCGATTGAAGAATCGATGTGGTCAGAGATACGGGCTGCAGACCTTCCGATGTTTCCACAGCTACCGGTGTTCAATTATTTTTTAGACTTCGCTAATCCGTTTGTTAAAGTAGCGATTGAGTGCGACGGGTCGCAGTGGCATGATGCTAAGAGAGACGCTGGGCGCGATAAAAAATTAAGAGAGGCTGGTTGGACTGTGTACCGCGTACCCGGCAAAGTCTGCAACAGAGTTCTGTTGTGTCCTGCTGAGCTAAAAGAACTTGAGCTTGATGAGACCGAACTTGCCAACCGTGTGCATGACTACCTGACGACCACTGCGCGTAGTGTTGTGTTTGCAATCAAGCGTAAACATTTTGAAGGTAGCGATTGAAGAATGTACCAACCGAAATATGGCAGTGTCTTGTACGAGAAGTTATCCGAATGCGGATTAAAGACCGGAATCAGGCTCACGAGTTTTTGCGAATGTGGGAAAAGAACCATGATGATCAGCAGCTCCGGGCTGTGGTTAAAGCTCAGTGGGACAAAGGCAACCGAGGGGAAAAGGGAGATTGGAAATGAAGGAGATGAGTGATTTTCAAAAGAAGTTCTTAGCAGGCAGCGGTCAGGTGCAAGTGTTCACCCAGCGTGAGTTTGATGACGCGCTTGCGATTGCTAAGGCCGAGATCATGGCGGTAGCAATTGAGACCACAAAGACAGCAATCAAGATCGAGCGTGAGGCCTGCGCTGAGATAGTGGAGAAGCTGGCTGAGGAAGAGGAAGAGGGTGAGCTGTGTACAGCCCTTCGTAATGCCGCTGAAGCAATCAAGAATCGATTGCCAGCACAGAGACAATGATTTGGATCGGAATAGACCCCGGCTTACGCACTGGGGCCATCGCAGCAATCGACCATAGCGGGTTGTTCATTGGGGCATATGACATACCTGCCGAGCAAGACCGTATTGATGCCCGAGCATTGAAGCAGTTGATATTAGACTTGACGATACCGGGGGATGACTATGCAATCTGTTTGGAACAGGTTTGGACGATGCCAAAACAAGGCATTGCCTCTACTGGTCGTTTTATGCGCGCCTTTGGGGCTATTGGTGCTGTCGCTGAACTTATGTGCGAGAGGATTTTTTACGTTACGCCACAAGTTTGGAAAAAAGCCATGAGCGTGACATCGGATAAAAACGAGTCACTAGCCGCGGCGAGGATTGCGTTTCCGCAGGCGACGTTATTGTTGAAGAAGGATCACGGGAAGGCTGAAGCATTGTTGATCGCGGAGTACGCACGGAGGACATTCTCATGAGTATGTTTGACACTGAAGAGCAGATGCGCTGTGCCTTTGCAGCGTTTGCATTACAGGGAATAATGTCATCGATTGATCAGTTGGAAATTTTAGAGAACGAAAACAACCGTCGGTTTATTGCTGAAACTGCTTTCGACATGGCGGACATGATGATGGGGGTAAGGAATGAATCCGTCCGACATTGAGATGTATCGGGCATGGATGAGGGGCGACTCAATTGGATCAATCGCGAAGCGGTATAAGTTACATAAGACTCAAGTACGAAAGGTAGTTAATCGTGTCGTGGAACAACGCAGTCCCGAGGCGCTGCTCGAATTGCCGGGAGACCAAGCCAGTGAACGGCGGGATGTATGAGCGGTTTGCAGATGGAATGAGACAACGCTGGCTATGTGAGCAGTGTCATAAAAAATCACAGCGAGGTGAGTATGGACAGGGAGATCGATCCAAATAAGGCCGTGGACTTTATCCGTGACAACGGTAAGTTCTATGCCAAAGCAAAGGCTGATCGGGTGTACATGGAAGAGTACCGCAAGAGTTTGAAAGCAATTCTCATGAAGCGCTCGATGGAGACCGCGGTCAATGCGCAGGAGCGTGAAGCCTACAGTCACCCTGAGTACATTGAGCTGCTGAACGGTCTGAAAGAAGCGGTCGAACAGGAAGAGCGCCTGCGGTGGGAGATGGTCGCAGCTCAGGCGAGGGTCGAAGTATGGCGCAGCCAAGAGGCCAGTAACCGGGCGGAGTTCAAGGCGACGATATGAACAACAAGCTGACCGCGGCTGAACGTAAGCATCTGGAAAGGGTTAAGAGCCTGCCCTGTAGCGTCTGCAACGCCCCGCCGCCCAGCTCAGCACACCACATCAATCAGGGCCAGCAATACACCACTGTGGCCCTTTGCTATGACTGCCACCAAGGCACAATGGGCTGGCATGGCACTAAAGCCTTGTGGCGCATCCGCAAGATGGACGAACTGGACGCCCTGAACGTCACCATCCAGCGCCTGCTGTGCGACGGATTGCCAATCGAGCAAGACGAAAAAATATTTTAATTTGTTGTTGACATGTCGTTTAACGTGGAATTAAACTCTGTCTCACGGTCAAGTTGGATCGGATGCGACAGGAGCGAACACCATGAAAAACGACATCAACACCATCGACACACTCGGTACCTTGCTGGCTCAGATTGCTGATCTCGAGGCTCAGGCCACCGCCATCAAGGACGATCTCAAAGATGCGGCTACAGCGCCCGGCGGTTCCAAGTCCTTCGAGGGTTCGCTGTTCAAGGCTACCGTTATCGAGTCCAACCGCAGCACTATCGACTGGAAGCGTCTGGCTGCAGACCTCGGCATCACTGACGAGCAGCTTGCTGCCTACACCAAGACCGCTGCCGTCTTCAGCGTTAAAGTCACTTCACGTTAATTAGGGGGTAATCATGGAATCAATCAAAGTACAAGGCATCGAGCGTTTTCAGTCTGTCTATGTGTCAACGATAGACGACTCGGTTTGGGTCAACGTCCAGACCAGCAATGGCAGCGCGAACACTCTCCTGTCAGCGGAGGGGGCCAAGAAGCTCATAGAAGCCCTACAAGCCGCGATCAGCAATGTGGAGGCATCTTTGGATGTCCGGTACCAAAACGAGCCTGTGGAGGCCTCAGAATGAGCGACGGCACATTGTTTGGGGTAGGGTTGGTCATCCTGATGATCGCGGCATGGCTGACCCACGTCTTCACCTGCTTTATCACCGCGGCGTGGGGGTTTCTGATAGCTGGGGCAATCTTCTTTCCCATCGGCATTTTGCACGGCTTGTACTTGTGGTTTAGTTAACAAAGAAAATTGTTGACACGGGTGCGATCGTTTAATGTAGAATTACACCACTGACACATTGGTCAGGATGCGAAACAGGAGAAAATCATGAGACTCGGAACCGAAACAGGCAGCTTAGTTAACCACATCATGACCAACAGCCGCTCGGCTGAGCCCTGCGTTGGTATGCCCGCCACCATCTGCTACTGGACTGACCGCAGCCCAGCGACCGTAGTGGAAGTCAACATGAAGGGCCGGTACATCGTGGTTCAGGACGACGACTACAAGCGCGTAGACGGCAACGGCATGAGCGAGAGCCAAGTTTACGAGTACACCCAGAACCCTGAGAACTACAAGCGCATCTACCGCAAGAACAAGAAGGGCCAGTGGGTGCAGCAGGTTCGTAACCCTGAGACTGGTCGCCTGAACAATGCGCCAAGCGGCAACCTGTATCTGGGTGAGCGCGAGAAGTATCACGACTTCAGCTTCTGATTAACCCGCCCGGCGAAAGCCGGGCACCACCGAGATACGACATGACTGAAACTTTGAAGCTGGGCAGCAAGATGATCGTGGTTGACATTGGCGACAACGACTACAAAGCTCTTAACAGGATGGAAACGCAGTTCGATAGGTTGGCTGACGCTGCGTATGATGAGCATTGCAAGCGGATGATCCTGATGAGCGCGTTGGAGGACATCCTTGCTGACGGTACTTGCACGGCGAGTATCAGGGAGATCGCGGAGTATGCGATGGGCCTCGTGGATGACAAAAAGTCTGTAGACTGACGACTCATTGGGGAAGCGCAATCCCGTAACAATGAGCGTCAAGGATCGGCAGCTCAGCCGTTTGCGTAGAGCGCCAAGTGGCATGGAGATCGGCTGGTCACTACCCCCGACCCCGTAGACTGGAACCTGCGGAGCAGAGTCGGTCTCCATACCAGTTGGGAAAGCGGATGCTGGGACGGAAATCGGTGAGCTGAAGCCGACGAGTTACCCCAGACGCAGCGAGTACCGACTACCAACACGCATGGGGATTGGCTGCGCAACCTAGCGCAAGGCGTTCACGGGTTTGTGGTGGGGCCGCCGTTCGACTCGGCAGCTCGGCGCTGTAGGGATGTCAGTCCTCAGTCGTGTTGGGTGTTAAGCCAGCATTCGAGGATGTTGACGCAGATGGTTTTCTGGCTTTCCCATTTGCCTAGCTGAAGACCAAATCGAACCCAACACCTTGCATACTGGAGTTTTCTGGAGTATCTTTGGGGCTATCTACTAACGGGTGGTGCCGAGTAGAAAGCTCTCACTAGCGCAAGAACGCCCAGTTAAGGCGGCTTCGTCAAAGCTACAGGATCGATGAGTGAGCAATCCCCTGTGTGCGGCAAACCAAGCCTAAAGCCTCCTTAACTGGGCATTTTTTTTGGGCTTGCTGCCCCAGACATGCGGTACGTCGGTGGTGTCTGTGGACTACCCTGCTACACGAGCAAGCCAAAGCAGGGACGGTGGGTGAACCCTAGAGCCGGGTGGTGGATCAAGTCTGGGGGGCTACGCGAGGAGATGGCTCCGAGGGTGGGAAAGCGGGCCCGTGCTGTACGGTTAGGGCTTGCTATGCTCCAAGATTCACCAAGGGTGGGTACAAGAAGTCAAATCAACTATAAGAGGACAGCATGGAAAACAAAGACATTCGTATTACATTGCAATACAATCTGGAAGAGATTAACCATTTATTGACACTGCTTGGGGCTCTGCCTTTCAATCAAGCGGCGCCAATGATCGACAACATCCGGGTGCAGGCAATGCCACAGCTACCAATTGCTGAGCAGAAAGAAGATGCCGCAGAGTAAGTTCGTGAGGGGGTTTGCTTGAGATGGATAAGGACTTAGAGACGCGCTTCGCAGTTCATGAGGCGCTATCAAATGCCCGATACGAGGCTATCGAGAAGCGCTTAGAGAAGGGCGACCAGCGCATGATCCGCATTGAGATGTTGATCTATGGCGTGATGATTATGGTACTGCTTGGCCCGGGAGCCGCAGCAGAGTTCTTGAAGAAGCTATTCACCTAACCGTAGGCAAGAGAGAGACTGAGATATGTCTGATGAAGCCACAGTTGCCGCCGAGCAAGCAAAGCCCCCAAAGAAGCGGGCTGGTAGGAAGACTGAGTACGACCCCGCTATAGCCGCAGAGATCTGTACAAGGATCAGTTGCGGCGAATCCCTACGCCAAATCTGCATGGAAGACAGAATGCCAGTACACAGCACCGTGTATCTTTGGCTGTTGCAGAATAAGCAATTCTCGGATAATTACGCGAGAGCAAGGGAAGAGCAAGCAGACACACTCGCAGATGAGATACATGCTATTGCTGATGAGCCCCCTCAAGAGATCGTTGACGACAAGGGCATAAGCCGCACAGATAGTGGCTGGGTGACATGGCAGAAGAACCGCGTAGACGCCCGCAAGTGGGTAGCGGCTAAGCTGAAGCCTAAGAAGTACGGCGACCGCCAGATAGTCGCCGGCGACGCCGAGAACCCGCTCGAGATGAAAGTGGACACGGGCATCTTCGACGCCGTCCTAAAGAACATAGAGCTAACCAAGCAATCCAAGAAATGAGATTCTGCACCTCCTGCCAAACGCAGAGGGCCGAAGGGGAGATGCAACGGCGGGGGTCGGTAATGCGTTGGATCTGCAGGCCATGCCTTGACCGCAAGAGCGCAAGCCCTTACAAGTCCTCTGGTAAGAGTTCTTATCGTGAGCCGATGAGGAAATGAATGGAGAGGGTCGAGATCGTGCTGCTGGCAATCTACCTGACCGCGGTGGCGGTACTGTCGGTATGGTTTGCGGTGGTGACCCTGCATATGCCGCCCCGCCCGATCTGCAAGACCCCGGAGCTACGGCCCGACCTGACAGCCGACCAGTGCCGGAGAAGACTATGGTGATGTGGATACTGTTCGCAATCGTAACATTCGTATTCGGCCTGATACTGGGCTTTATGGCGGGCTCTGAGGCCGGAGAGTCGAAGGCCTACCAAGTTATCCGCGATCCCGAGATCGAGTCCTTATCACCCGCTGAGCGCCGCCGGAAGGCTAATAGACCGTGGACGTAGCAGAAGAACTAAGGCGCCGGATTGCCGAGCGCAAAGCTGAGCTGATGGCGATCAAAGAGCGCGAGATGCTCGAGTTCCCAGAGATCGCCCTATATGTGGCTGAGTTCTTGGCGGTGCTGATCGGCCTGATGTTTGGTGTGGCGGGTAAGCCTGAAGCCTGCTGCGCCATGTTCCTGATCGCTATCTACCTGAAGCTACGCCGATGAGCGAGATCGAAGACATCCTGAAAGACCCAGCGACTCGAGCGCAGTACGCCAAGCTGCCGCCTGAGTATCGAGCTGCGTTTGAGTGGCGCACCAACTGGCTGCTGAAGGCTCATGATTACCAGATACTTCCGCCCGGTGATTGGTGGGGCATCTGGCTGATGCTGGCAGGCCGTGGCGCTGGGAAGACCCGCACCGCGGCTGAGCAGGTAGGCTGGTGGGCGTGGCAGCAACCGGGCACTCGATGGCTAGTGTCTGCCCCAACGAGTTCTGACGTACAGGGCACTTGCTTTGAGGGCGACTCTGGCCTACTGTCGGTCATTCCTCAAGACTTGATCCGCCAATACATTAAAGCGCCGCGTCCTACCCTGACCTTGATTAACGGGTCGATCATGATTGGCATCCCGGCGTCAGAGCCCGAGCGTTTCCGTGGCCCGCAGTTCCACGGCGCGTGGCTTGATGAGTTAGCGGCATGGGACTACTTGCAAGAGGCGTGGAATCAGATCCAGTTTGGCGTTCGTCTGGGCGAAAAGACAAAGATACTCTGCACCACGACCCCGAGGCCGAAGGACTTGATCCTCGAGCTGGTGGAGCGCGAAGGCGATGACGTAGTTCTGACAACCGCCTCGACTTACCAGAACATTAACAACCTTGCAGACAACTTCAAGAAGCAGATCCTGCAGTACGAGGGCACCAAGCTAGGCCGGCAGGAGATTTACGCCGAGCTGATCGACCCCGAAGAGGGCGGCATCGTGAAACGGGACATGTTCAAGCTCTGGCCTGCACAGAAGCCGTTCCCCAAGTTCGAGTACATCCTGCAGTCCTATGACTGCGCCTACACGGAGAAGACGATCAATGATCCGACCGCGGCAACGACGTGGGGCGTCTTTAAGCCCGAAGACGGCCCGATGGCTGTTATGCTCATCGATGCGTGGCAAGACCATCTGCAGTACCCGGATCTGCGTCCGAAGGTTATCGAAGAGTTCAAAGTATCGTATGGCGCTGACCCCGAGGAAGAGGGCCGAGGAAACTTTACAGGGGGCAAGAAGGTCGACTTGGTGCTTATTGAAGACAAGGCTGCTGGCATCTCCCTGATCCAAGACCTACAGCGGGCACACCTGCCGGTGAGAGCCTACAACCCCGGCAAGGCGGACAAGATCCAGCGGCTGTCGATTGTGGCGAACATCATCGCCCACCGCCGTGTGTACATCCCCGAGAGCGCGGTCAAGAAGGGCTTCGTGCGTGACTGGGCGGAAGGGTTCGTGAGTCAGATCTGTTCCTTCCCAGAATCGACACACGATGACTTTGTGGACAGCTGCACACAGGCTCTGCGATACTTGCGCGACGCGGGCTGGCTGGACATTGACCCGCAGCCCGTTGACGACGATGACGATTACGTCGAAGGACGGCGCAAGCGTTCTAACCCTTACGCGATCTAATTATGCCTAGCCCTAAAGACATCAAGAAGCTCATGAACGCGGCGAAGGGCGCGAAGTCTGCGTCAAAGCCTGACTTCAAAGCATTAATGGCTAACTTGCCGAAGGGCTCCCCCAAAGCCCAGCTCGAGGCGCAGTTGATGTTCGAGCGGCTGCAGGCTGAGAAGGATGCGTTCTACGCCCCGAAGGTGGAAGATAAGACCAAGGGCAAGGCGGCTCTGCGAGAGATCAAGGGCCAGCTCCGAGAGAGCGGCAAGCAGAAGTTCCTCGAGCCGTCAGCGGTCAAAGAGCGGATGTATCACGCGACCACCAAGGATTTCTCTGAGTTCAAGCCGGGTGGCGACAATCCAAACCGAAGCGGCCCTGCCATTTGGATGACCCCCAACGAAGAGTTTCAGCCCGCTGCTCATAACATCAGGCAAATTCCCGACAAGCCGGGGTACATGTACGGTAGTAACTCAAATATGTTTACCCCCGGCACGAACGTGATGCCGCTGCACACGCAAATAAAGAACCCACTGATTACCACTGAGCAAAATTGGCGAGAAGTTTTTAAGGAAACGGGCGGCGATCCGTGGACGCTCTCGCAAAGCAATGTTGACGCTTTGAGGGAGATGGGGCATGACGGCATTCTCTATTACGACAAAGATGGGAAGTTGCAGGAAGTGGTTGCTTTCGATCCGAGGCAAGTAAAGTCCGCTATTGGCAACCAAGGCACCTACGACATCGAGAACCCCGACATCACTAAGGCGGAAGGCGGTCTGGCTCTGGCTGGTGGTGGCGGTAAGCTCGGCAAGGCACTGAAGGCGGCTCGTGGCGCTGAGAAGGCTGTGGAGTCTGGCAAAGACCTGCAGTCGATGGTTGAGGCAGCGCGTCCCTTGACCGCGGCAGAGCGGGCCATGGCGGGCAAGCTGATGACTGAGTACACGGCGAATCAGCCCGTGACCCGTCTGTCAGAGGCGCTGGGTAACGTAGGTGCTGAAGGCAAGAAGCTGCGCGTCACACAGGCTGACCGCACGGCAGCTAAATACTTAGGTGGCCCTCCGTTCTCTGGCCTGCAGTTGGTTGACCCACGCTACGCCGAGGCTCGCGCCACATGGGGCGTGAAGACGCCGGGCGCCGCAAAGAACATCGCTAACCAGTCAGACTCTGACATCCTATGGTCAACCCTGATCGGCTCACCGTTCCAGCATAAGTCGAACGAGATCGTGTTCGACAAGCTGTACAAGGCGTTCCAAAAGGAGGCTAAGGCTGGCAACCTGAACGAAGAGCTTCGTGCCAAGTTCAACAAGGCGCTCGAGCCGCACTTCGGTGAGGGTGCCGACATCCTCGACCCGAGCCTGCGCAAAGAGATCGACACGTTCGAGAAGCGGGCTATCGTTGCCGACTTGCTGATGGGTGAGAAGCTGGGCGGTGCGCTCCGAGGTGGTTCGATCATCCCCGGCGGCAGAATCATGATGGAGACTGCCGAGCCGATGCTGCGTGACGTTGAGACGTTCTCGATTGGCCCGCGGCTGTTCACGCTCGACAGGGGCGTTATAAGCCGCCCTGACCTACATCCTGCGTTCCCCGAGATTCTGCAGGGCGAAGACTTGGCGCAGTTGTTTACGCCTGTGCCGAACGAGATCGCACTGCCGACCTTCAACGAAGAGTTTAGACGCCGCACTGGGCGCAAGAAGCCGGGCTACTACGATCTGACGATGACACCTCCGGGTGAGCCATACCCGACCCAAGAGATCACCGACAAGTACCTGCGACACCTGCAGCGTGAGGGCTTTGCCGAAGGCGGCGTTGTTCACATGCAGGGCGGTGGCAATCCGGGCGACGTATCGGGCGAGATGTTCAAGCCGAAGCCGCTCAAGATCCCCTCGATCTTCCAAGAGACGGTTGATCTGCTGAAGTCCCAATTTGAGAAAGAACGCCGGTCGATGGTGCGGCCCGGCTCGGCGCAAGACGTACTGATGCGCGGCCCCGTGGCTGAATATGTGGGCACCCCGATGGACATCGTGGGTGAGGTTGGCTCGGCGCTCGAGCATGTGCAGAAGACGCACCCGCTGCTTCGCAAGCCTGCGTCGGTGATGGACACCGGCCCTTTACGAAAACCCGAGATGGGATATGCCCCTCGAGTTTCTTTGACACCCGAAGGCCCGTATGGTTCGGATGCTGCTCGGGAGATGATGAAGTCCTCCGGCATGACCTCTGGGACAGAGCGCCCAATGCTGGAGATGGGGGCTTCGATACTGGCGCCTACTATCGGCGTTGGTAGCTACAAGCTGGGTAAGGCATTGGCCCCGACCGCACGAGAGATGCTTGAAGAAGGCCTTGAGCGGGCCTTAGAGCCCACCAGAATGTACGCCGCACCTCCGGGCAAGCCGGGCAAGGTAAAGGCGCCTGCAAATCCTGTGGGCTTCTACAACCCCGCGGAGAAGGCAGCACTGAACCTGCAGCGCAAGCAGGGGCCGGGCTCGGCATTTATCAGCGACATGAAGAAGCTCGAGCAGGGCGTCAACGATGAGCGCATTGCTGAGCTGGGGCTCGATCAGTTGGCGAGTAAGCCGAACGTGACGCGAGATGAAGTCGTGGCGCTGGCTGAGCAGAACCGCATCCCGCTGCGTGAGTCTGTGCGCAGGCCGTATCAAGAGTCTGATGAGTATTCAGAGACCGCAGACGCCTTGAAAGAAAGCATTCGATACAGAGAGGGCGGCATCCAGCAGGTGCAGGCTGAGCTAGATCGCGTTAGACAGACTGCGCCCACGAGCCCACTGGTTCAGCAGTACGAGAGCAAGATTGAAACGATGCGCCAGTCAATCGCAAGAGACAGAGAGCGACTGGAAGGTAAGAAGCCATCGCTGTATGGCCCTGACTCGCACCCTGACTACAACATGCCGGGCGGTGAGAACTACCGTGAGATTCGTGTTGGCTTGCCCAGCAATCGCCCGTCAATTAAAAACATGTCGAGGGCGGAATACAACGCCGCGATTGAAAAGGCTGATCGCGAAGGTGTTAGTGACTTCATGCACGAAACACACCACGGCGATGAGCCTAACGTGCTA